CCCCTAAGAATGTATCCAACACAGTATCTCCTTCATTACTGTGTTTTTTTATGAGGTCAATGAATAACGGTAGACTTTTTTGTGTTGGATGAAACCGATTTTTCCCACCCTGTAGCGGGTGCATATACAATCCATTATCATATTTACTATTAAATGTAGGTTTAGCGCCTTTTATGGCGACAAGTGCGATTTCTCTACAGTTGGTCAAATAATTAACGCTTGAATTCAAAGGTTGCGGGTTTGTTTTGACCCATTCAATGAATCTTATTTGTTTGAATTTGTTTGCTTCCAACAACCCTTTCAAATGCGAAATTTTCCATATATCGAAGAACATAATCATTGTTCCTCCTTTGCGTAGCTTTTGATAATATATTTGTATGAACCGATTCAGTTCTTCCAGAGTAAATTTCGAATCCCATTCACCGTAGTCTGTCTGGACACAATATTTTGTTCCGTAGATTGTTCCATATTTCAAATACTTTTCCTTGTTATCGTCGTTGAGAATTCCATTCTTGGTTTTATGCGCTTCCCATTCTTCCTCAGTTTTCACCTGAGAAACACCGTTCTCATTATTTTGTTGGACGCTGTTGAATAGGGTGTTCATACCGGTTTCGCGTGAAATAATGTAGGGTGGGTCCGTCAATACCAAGTCAATTGAATTGTCTGGAATTTGTTTTAGATACTCGAATCCACAAGTATTATGAATCTCCATTGTTGATGATATTATATATAATGTGTTATTTCTAATCAATTCTTATAACATAATTATCTTCAATACGAACATCTAACAGAAGCCTTTGGAATCGATTATGGTAGAACCCCCCAAAAAGAACCGAAAAATTGATTGGACTCTGGAATAATATATAAGCCCTTTTCAAAGTGCTATAATGATGAACGACCAACTTATAAATGATGATAAATCAAATACCCTACAAAATAGAGGAACCGGAGCCGGAGGTGCTAACACGAACATAAAGGGGAAAACTTTCGAGGAAAAAACCAGTTTTGAACCATATATGTTGGAAAATGGTTTCATTCGCCACGAAAATACTCTGGTAAAAAAAGACGAACACGCAACAATTACCTATGTTTCTCAAGGCAATTTGAAAAAAATAATGAAAGAGAAATACAAAAAGTCGTTGTTTCGTAATCCAGATGAAGCCTATATTATAGAATATACAAACGGCACTAAACCCACTATATTGATACTTGAAAAAAAGGCACAAAATGTAGCAGGCTCTGTCGATACAAAATTACTTGCTGGCTATCTTTTCAGAGAAGAGTATGAAATTGCGTTGAACTACGAATTTTCCATAGTATATGCTTTTTGTGTAAGTTCCTTCTTACAAAACCTCATTCAGTCAGATAAAGAAAAATGGATAATATTCAATAAACTTATGACCAAATATAATATCCCCATATTATTTGGAGATGATTCCAACTACTTTGAAAGTGTTAACTCTTGGATTGATCAACACACTAAAAACAATATTGTCTGATATACCTAACTAATTATATATGATAACTTCAGTGGTGACGGACTCTGGATTTTTCGAGTTGATTGCCCGTCTTGCAATGACTTCCTCGCAGTGGCAGTGTTTGAAATTATCCATAACTAAATCAACTTTAGCATTGCTCATAACAAATTTAATGCCGTCCATTTTTTTAATTTCATCAAACAGTTGTTTATGTGTTTCCAGCCCGAACCCGTCCACGTTGTATCCTACAAACGATTTACTATTTTCGGGAGCATATGGTGGGTCTAAATATATGAAATCCCCTTCGACGACATTTCGAAATGAATGACGAAAATCGTTGTGTATGAACTTCACATTTTTGATTAACTCGCTAATTGTATCTAAATCGGGTTTTGTTACGATTGTTGGGGTTGTTTTGTAATGTCCATATGGAACATTATATCCATTAGGACCTTCGCGGTACATTCCTCGAAAACACAGTTTATTTATAATCATAAACAACGCCGAACATTCTATTGTATTTTTATCCATTGTATTGAACTTGTGCCGCAAGTAATAGTAGTAACTTTCTTTCGAGGTTATTGCCTCGTCCAAACTGTTGGGCTTACGATTAATCTCGTTCCCTTGTATATTGTCATATGTCGTCATATTCGTTGTGATGATGTCAAGTAATCCATTCTTATCTGTTTGTATATGTTTATACACGTTAATAAGAGCGAGATTAATATCATACGCATATATCTGTTGTTTAATTGTTATCAAACTGTTTTTCTGGAGGGTCAACACCGCCAACAACACACTTCCTCCACCAAGAAAGAATTCGTGATAATTTTCCATATTCTTGGGTAACTTCGAAATGACTTCATTTATAATTTGAGTTTTACCGCCAACCCATTTGAGAAATGGTTTTTGAAATTTATATGTCGATGCCATCTTGTAAATAGTTTAGAGAAGTATTGTTTGTATTATTTCAAATCAATTTTTTATATTTCTTGGTTCTCTCTCTCTCTCTCCTCCTTCTCTCTCTGTATCCTCCTTCTCTCTCTGTATCCTCCTTCTCTCTCTGTCTCTCTGTCTGTCTGTCTCTCTCTCTATCTCTCTCTCTATCTCTCTCTCTATCTCTCTCTCTATCTCTCTCTCTATCTCTCTCTGTTGGTTGAAAACGTCTATTGCGTTTACAAATTCTGTATCATTTTTAGAATTTGCTATATGTAGAGCGGTTATCCCTTTTTTTTTTGTCTTGGCAAACACGTCAATACGGGGGCTTTGTAAAAGAAGAGTAACATACTCCATACGATTCATATTCAAGTTCAGAGAAGCAGCTGCATGAAGAATAGTCCAACCATCGCCATTGGTGCTCACATCTTCATTCACATCGTAACTATAAACATTCAGGAGACGTTGGAATTCGGGCATATTGTTACTATGCATAGCTGTCAAGAGAGGAGTGCTACGCCAAAGACGATTGAATATGTCTGTCATTACTGGATTGCAGGAAGGTGTACTTCCATGATCGTCTGTAGCATAGATATCAGCCCCCTTCTCGATCAGAGCCATGGCTAGAACTGTATGACCATTCAAACAAGCAAGGTGAAGAGGTGTGTCGTTATCAATATTTCTAGCGTCGATAGTGGCTCCATTCTCGAGTAGAACCATTACCATTTTAAGATTACCATTTTCACACGCCAGATGAAGAGGTGTATTTTGAGAACTATCTCGAGAATTGACATCAGCCCCATTCTCTATGAGAGCCTTTACCATTTCAAGATTACCGTTTCGACTTTCTACAAGAAGATCTGGTTTACCACCCTTCATTTGTTTTCTTTTGTATTTAGTTATATTTTTAACTCGTTTTTTTGATTTTCGTTTTTTTTTGACAGATTTGTCCTTAGATTTATAATGTTTAGTAAATTTGTAGCAAGAAAGATTCCTACGTGCGGTATATGACATATAATATATAACTACAAAAAATAAATTTATTACATCTTTGCACATTTATACCAGTGAAGATTTAAAATGGGACATTTTTAATCTTTCAAGGGTTTAAACCGCACATCACAGGTTTTCTATCATGATTACCTAAATATTTTTCAGAGTTTTTTATTTTCTATTTTTTTTCAACAAAATTATTTTAGGAGTTTGAGAACCTTTAGAGAACCCGAAATGTATGAATATATAGATATATGTATATATGCCAAAAAAATCAAAAAAAAGAAATACAATATACCGTAAACGAAACACAAGAAAGAACTATAAAAAGAAATCGTTAAGGTTCAAGCGAAAACGACAGAAAGGTGGTGACCAATGTACAGACCTTTGGCTCTTCTTGAAAAAGAATCACGTAGATGGTGCTATCAAATTACTAAAAGAAAATAATGAATTAGCTTTTTGTATGTACAAAGGAATATTTAAAACTCCTTTACATTATGCTGTTGAGAGTGGAAATATGGCGGTTATAGTTCAGGTGCTTGATTCAATGAATGGTCATTTGACTGAAAAAGTAAAGAGTCACGAATTTACCGAAGAATTTGCTAATAAATGCAGAACAAATTATATGAATATGATTCCTACAGGTGGTATGAGCCCTTTATACACGTGTATAACAAAAATAAGAGAACCACGTATAATCATAGAAACACTAAGAAATAATGGCGCGGATGTGAATAATTTGTTTGAAGAAAATCATCATCTATTTTTACCACCTACACCTCAAGGAATTATCGCGAAACTATTGGTGTCTTTGCCTGATGCAATAAATTTAAACGAAGAAAAAATAATTATTCTTCAAAGATTACATCCCCATAATAAGGCAATTGTGGATATAGAATCTGAACCGAATTAATATTAGGTTCTCAAATCGGTCGAAAATATTTGGTGTATGAAATCACAAAATATTTTTCAGAGTTTTTTATTTTCTATTTTTTTCAACAAAATTATTTTAGGTATTTGAGAACCAGAGAACCATTATTTAACAAAAACCATAATTTTTTCATCGGTGGTTCTATGCTTCGTCATATTGGCGTTTTTGTTGTACATATTCAATATTTTCTTTTTCTTGAAGAATGTAGACGTTATGGTATTCATATCTTCTACAAGACTATAATATTTGCCTGTTTGAGAACTTCCATAATCTGATAGAATGTAGCACAAACGACCCCCTTTTTTTAGGACTGCATAACATAATTGTATAGTATCCAGCCAATATCCGTGTAACCACTCATTGTAGTTTTTATATCGGTTGGTGCTCTGGTCTTTACCTGGGTATTTTTCCAATTCATAGTATGGAGGGCTAAAGAAAACAACATCGAAATGCTCTAAATATTTTCTTAAGAAAGGTTTACTATGATAAAGGTCTTCAGATGGAGAGCAATAGATCCGCACATCTTTATTCTTGTATGAGGTTTTAGCAAATTCTCGTGTTTTTTCACACACGGATTTTATGACATCAGTTCCTACATATTCGACGACTTCATCGCATTCCAAGAACCCGTAGCAATAGGAAGACCAACCAAGTGTTGGAGTGAATATCCGGGTGCCTTTCAACAACGATTTATTCAAAGAATATACTAAATAAGGATTCAAAATGGAAGCGCGGAAATAGAACGTGGAGAAAACACTGCCGATTCGGTTTTCTTTTATATAATGCGATGCACTGGGGGTAAGTAGTTTATAATCTATTATGTCGTTGTTATATAGGTCTTTTAAAACAATCAAAAACGTAGGAATATCGAATCCGGACTGTGTGTTCTCCAAAATATCGACGTAATGGATGTTCCGGATGATGTTTTTGTATTGGACCAACGAATTATTATTTGATACCGTTTGTGTCATAGGTTTCTCCTCGGATAGTTCGTGAATGTCAGTCGGTTTTAAAGACTTCTTGTAAAACCTTCGTAAATATTCTTCGCGGTTCTCCAAATGGTCATACAAGTGTCTCAAATCTGTTTGACGGTCTTTCATATATGTTGTCAAATTAACCACTTTACCACCTGACCCGCGCACTTTATACTTGGATTTAAATTCGGAAAAGGTCATCGACTCTTTCTTTCTAAAAAGAGAAAGGAATCTGTCGACTGATATGTAATACATTATATTATAAGTGTTTGATACTTATAATAGAATCATAATTTTTTTAGTCCAAACGCGGAAATTATCTTTTTGAAACGCTTCTTCTCACGGTGTCGAATCCTTCGTCATCCGTCTCTCGCTGGGCTCTTGGTGCGCGAGGTCGATACTCTCTCTTCTCGTCGCCCTTAGAATCTCTGTTTTGGCGTCTGATTTCACACATAATAGGACCTCCACCAATTCCAGTGATGTTGATAGCTTGGAATTCGTGGTCAGAATCCTTCTTTTCTTTGTCCAACATTGCCAGTTCAAATTCCACATACTCACCTTGTGTGAGATATTTGTACTGAGAGTCATTCAAAGTGATATTGGAATAATGTGCGAAAATGTCCTTCACCTCGTCGTCAATCTTTACGGAAATGAACCCGTATCCTGATTTGTTATTGAACCACTTAACTTGTCCATATGTCTTACTTGAAAACTCACTCATAGTCACTAGTATATGATATTAAGGGCGTATAGTTTTATATGGTTTATAGAATATATTTATAGTTTCTCTAAAAAATGTATGGTTAGATATATAATGGCAAAGTTTTTAGGGATACAAAATAGCAAATGGTTGTCGATAATAATGTTGATGACGGTAATAATAATATCTTTAGTGTTTTCTTTATTACATAAGCGTCCACTCCAGGAAGGTTTATTAGCGGAGAACAAAATCGATAATGTGAATTGTGAGTTCCGAAAATATGTCGAGTTGGTGGAGGCGTTGTGTAATTTTCATATCACAGGAAATATACCTACGGGAAATAAACCGGATTTATCACCATATATGCTGAAAGACAATACCTATTTATTAAATTTAGGATTAACAGACTCAGACTCGTCAACGGAATCTTCAATTATCGAGGAGATTAAAACGGAGAATATTTCATTCACGGAGAAAATGAAGAGGGTATACAAGATGTATTCGGAGAAGAAAGAAACGATAAAGAACAAAGCGTTAATCAACTTGATGAATGCGCACCATTCAAGTCGTTTGGCTATCTTGAATTCTTTTTTGGGGGATCTTTCGAAGATGATCTCCGAAGAAAGTCAAGAAGATACTAATTTATCCAACAAAATAACACTTGCGATGAATAATCCCAAGGTATTTTCAAGCAATTCTGCTTTGGAAAAACCATCATTCGAAGATTTGTATAGCACATTCGAAGGACAATACAAGGAGAGCGTAACCTCTGGTTATAGCTGCAAATAGAACAAGTTTTTCAATAATTCATAGTTGGGTTTTTGTTCGTATTTCAAATCGTAGCAAATTCCCAAATATTGGAAAATACCGTCTTTATGGTTCATATTACACAGTTGTATCAACGTTGTCAACATTTTATTATTCATCCTCTTTTGATTATGAGGATGCATAATATCCACAATATCATATTGGCGAGATTCGTCGTCGTCACAATGCGGAGGCTCCCATACACAATTGTGTTTGAGTAAATACAAATATAAATATCCTAAAGATATCAGATCATCTCTTCTCGAGTATTGAGAACCCTGGTGGATATTTACACTGGTATATTTCGGGGTTCCAATCATTGTGTTGGTGCCTTCATTGGGTAAATGTTGTGTGCAATCTTCATTCACAAAAAATGTGGCCAATCCAAAGTCTATCAAAATAATTTCGCCATTTTGAACCATAAGATTTTGTGGCTTAATGTCTCTGTGAACAACATATTTTTTGTGTATACTCTCAAACACCTCCAAGAGCTTCCATATGATTATATTCAAATGTTTCTGTGTGACATTCTTCTTGGTGGTGTATTCATACAAATTCACCTGGTAAAACGGGAGGACCAAACAAAAAGACTCTTGTATTTTCCCAAACCAGTATACCGGCGGAATGTGTTTGATATTTGCTGAATATAAATAGTGCAATATTCGCGTCTCGTGTTTCAGCGAAAGTATATTCGGCTTATCCACTTTAATTGCGATTTCCTCTCCATTTCTTATTTTGGTGCCTTTATAAATAACGCCGAAGTTGCCCGATTTTATCAGAGATTTTAATTCGTATTTATTGTTGACTATATATTTAGGGGATAATTCGGTATGTGATTCTTCCATCCGTTCATTTATACTTATAATGCGTATTGTTCCTATATGGATTTGATTAAGATATGAGTTTATGAGTTCCAATCGAATGATAATATATATAAAAGTAAATTACTAATATAAGTAATTTGAAAAACACTATGAATGTTGAAGAAATATACCAACAAGCATTAAATGACCCTGAGCTGGCATCCAAAATAAATATTGACGAGATTATTTCGAAAGTAGACGAGAGACAAAATGCGTACTTAAAAAATGAGACACTACAGACGGTGAGTCGAACGATCTACGAAATACTGAGTAAAGTGGAGAACATAAAAGAAGATACTGTGAAACTGTACTGTGAAAAGTTAAAAGGGTATCGTTATATAGATAATTTGTGTGATTTACGTAGTGGTTTATATATCCGTTGGATTCGTTTAGGAGATTCGTCGACAATACTCAAAAACGGAGCCTTTTTCCAAAATGTACGAATCGCGGAAACTACGAGTCTCCTATGTAAGAACTCTCGAAACCAGTTTTTTTCGATTCGTTTTGATGATTGTATCATATTCCAGAAATTATTAGCAGAAGAGGAAATCATTCTCTCCGTACAAAATTCTTGAACTGAATATTTTCTTTCGTTAGTTTATAATATGGCGCGTAACACTTTTAGAAGAACGGGAGGCAAGAGTACCAGTCGTAAGATGGGGAAGAGAAATACAAGGCGTAAGACCGGTAAGCGTAAGACAGGCAAGAAAGCACCTACTGCTTGGAGTATTCACGTGAAAAAGGTATACACTGATATGAAGAGGGATAATCCCGATGTGCTCTTGAAAGATGCTTTGAAGGCAGCAGCGAAAACTTACGTGAGACCTTAAATAATTTATTTCATACATATGATACGAAATAAATAGACAGTTGTGAGATGCAAAAGAATTACTTTCCAGTAGAACCAAATCCACCGGAACCTCGCGTGGTAATGGAGAGTTGACTTTCATCTACGATTTCCACACTGAATGGTGATAATGTAGGAGCGCATATTTGTAAAAGCCGAGTGTGTTTTTCTACAGTATATTGTGTAGTGGGTTGAATTTGTAATGTTCTGAACGCGCCAGTCAACACACCACGATATCCGGAATCAATGATGCCGGTATGGTTGGAAAGAATCAACGGGGTTTTGGAAATGCTGGAACGTGGATACATATAGAACCCGGTTGTTCGACCATTATCATCTATCATTTCACACTTGACATTCAATGGAATCATCGTAGACAAAATAGTTGTGGAAATGATAGTCTCCTTCGGAACATACAAGTCAAATCCCGCGTTAGGAAAAGGGTCGTCCAATAACGATTTATTATGTTGTTCGATTTGTGTTTTATATAAAGCAAGTAAATCTTGGTCGCTTTCTTCCACTGCGAGTTTCAAGTGAGGCATAGTGTATGAATAGTATATGGCCGGAATCTTTATATTTTTTCTTCGAACAATTATTTCGACGAATTCTTGGTTTTCCATTCTTCCCAACTGATTTTATTGACCGCATCTTTCTTCTCTACTACTTCTGCTGATTCGTTTGTTTTATCCAAGTTTTCAGAGCGCTTTAATGCGGAGTCGACATACAACTCCTTCAATAATTTACCAACCATTACGGACCCTTCGTGTTGGTCAACCTTTCCATCTTCGATCATATTCAAAACCCCCAATAAACCTCCCATTATATCTAAATTCAATTCATCTTTCAGAATTCGATTGAATATATCACTGTAATTAGTAAATAAGAAAGATGCGTGAGTAGCCGCAAGGTCTCTGAATGTTTGTGGGTCGCTTTGGTATAAAGTGGCTTTTTCCATTTTTAACAATTCTAATTTTCTGATATCATCGCGAAGTTTGAAACTGTGTTTGACTTTACGTATATGGTCGGTGTTGTTTTCGCATTCGGAATTGTTTACGAGGTTCTTTAAATCTAAACTTTCTTCTGGAGTTAATTTAGACATTGCGCTGTGTTTGGATATACATATACTCAAACATAAAACTTTATATTATATTTGAATGAATATTATTTAGAGAGGATTTTTTTCTGTTCATTCTTTATATATTAACCATGAAAGGTGAAATGATTATAGTTATATTGTTGGTTCTGGTAATCATATTCTTGTGTACAGGATTTGGTTCTTATGACATTACCCCTTATTCCGGCAAAATGTCTCTCCCATATTCTTCAGTTGAAGGGTTCAATACATTGTCGTATTCCAATTTAAATTCTCAATCCGACACGAAAATGGAGAATTCGATTCAGAAGGAAAACACAAATTGCAAGAAAGTCAGCGGATTTAATGGGTGTGGCGTTTTTTGCGATCCTTCGTCCCCTTCCCAAAAAGTAGATATTTACTCTGACGCCAAGGGTGATATTAACTGCAAAGGAGCCGGATATCACAATTCTCGCGGACCACTTTGTCTTGATCAAAATATGATCCAACAGTTGAATACCCGTGGAAATAATTCTTCAAGTGTCCCATCTAAAATAGCCGGTGCTTCCGCATAATTATTTGTTTGATGTAAATGTTAACATACACCTATCACAATAGTGTATTGTTTGACTTATCTCTGGGTCAATATCAATCAAATCGGTAACTACGTTGTGATTACAATGTTTGATAAGATAACTATCAAGTGTTTCTAAAATATAGGTATAGTCAGAGTTCATATTTTCGTTTGACAATCGTAAAAGTCCTTCCTTAGCTTGTCTCACACTCGTAATGTCGTCCATGTTATATACAGTTTTATAAATTAGTGTTTATGTAATTTATAAAAAAATAAAAAAAATAAAAAATAAAAAATATTATTATTACCATCATTACTACTTACCTATACAAATTTGTAGCTACTACTATCTACTTACTATCTACTTATATGTAAATGATTGTAAATAATTGCGCTTAAATATACATCGCCAAGACACTTTGTGACTGTTTTTCTTCATTCTTGATGAGCTTGTCCACGTGTTTTCTCTCGACCGTAAATGGGAATGAAACTTCGAACCCGATGTCTTTTGCGAATATATTATCTTCGCCCGGCTTGACTAATCGATACAAGTTCAGTTTTGTATGAATAATCTCCAAGCACCTCTTCATATTCCTGACCCCTTGTTCTTGTTGTGTCCAAGTATCATTCGAAATAATATACTGTATGACATCGTCGGAGATAACGACATCTTCTTCCGTGAAATTCACTTGTTCGCGGATTTTTGGCAACATATATTTTCGCGCAATTACTAATTTCTCTTTCGCGTCGTATCCTTTTGTTTGAATACGATACATTCGGTCTTTCAAGATGGGATTTACGCGTGATTCATCATTGTAACTGAATATGAATAAACACTTGGACAAATCGAAGTCTACGTCAGAGAAGTACTTATCGTGAAATTGCGAATTCTGTGTGCTGTCCGTTAAATGTGTCAGAACTCCTGTGATTTCTTCTCCTTTCGCGGTATCACTGATTTTGTCCAACTCATCGAAATATATCACGGGATTCATACACTTGCTATTTATCAAGATTTGAACGATTTTTCCGTGACTACTACCTTCATATGTGTATGAGTGACCCTCTAAGAAACTTGCATCACCGGTTCCACCGAGAGGAATAAAGGAAAACTCTCTGCCTAAGATTTTACTGATACCTTCCTTTACCAGTGTAGTTTTACCAGTTCCTGGAGGTCCCTTGATAGCAATTGCGGTTCCCATAGCATTTGGGTTTGTGATCCACTGACCAATCATCTGCATTATTTGCAATTTAGCATCGTCCAAACCATAGACGCAATCATCCAGAGTTTTTTTCGCGTCCACCATAAAACTATGACAAGCATCAATACCATCACCAATATTCACATCTAAATTATTGTATTTACAAAATGGTATTTTCATAAATGTGTCGATCCAGTGTTTGATTTTATAGTACTCGGATTCACCGGGCTCCATCGTTTTCAAAACATTCAACTTCTCCATCGCTTGAGACTTCAATATTGGAGGAATTGGTGACTCTAATAACAGCAATCTGTAAGGTTTATCCGTTTTGATGGTTTTGTTGATTTCCTTGAGGTCTTTCATTATTTTCATTTGTTCAGAATTCGAGAGTTTCTTCTTGAAATAGTTGATTTCCGACATTTTGGAACGACTGTCTCCCAATACCAATTTCCGAAACTCCTTGGTATTATTTTTTCTCGAATCTTTAATCAAGTGACCGATTTCTTTTTTACAGTTTTTCAGAGCATTCAACAGAAATTTCGATTTTGGATTCTTGTGTAATTTCTTAATCAAATCCTTCTTCATACTCAACAACTCTGTATATTCAGTTTCCACGTTTGGATTTATAATACACTCTTCGTCAGATGTTTCCTTGACCTTATTCTTCTTAGTCTTCTTCTTGGAAACAGAATCCTCTACTTTTTCATATTGCCCCTTCATAAATGTTTCTTCGTCATCGGTATCACATTCTTCATCCTCATCTTCATCATCATCATCCTCTTCGAAATCGATATCTTCTAAAATTCCGCTTTCATTTTCAAGTGACAAAACAATACTTATCTGATTGTCATCGCCTTCTTGCCTCTTCTTAGATTTTTTCTTTCTATCTCGTGACACTTCCTCGGAATCACTTGTTTCTTCCTGAGATGACTCTTCTTCTTCTTCTTCTTCTTCTTCTTCATATTCAGATGATTCGCTTTCTTCTATAACCTTTTTGGACTTTGTCTTGGTCTTCTTTTTGTTCTTGAACACCTTCTTCACCTTTCTTTCTCGAACTACTTCTTCCTCACTTTCACTGCTGTCTTCTTTTATATACTTCTTTTTTCTTTGTGATTTATTTGATAAACCTGCTTTTTCCTTTGAGTATCGCGATGGAAATAATTCATACAGAAATTTCCTGTAATCTTTTCTATCGAGTTTTTCATCTTCTTCATCTTCATCATAATCGTCATCTTCTTCATCGCTGGAAATAACCCGACGACGATTTTTGCGATTTTTGCGTTTGTTCATTTTTTTCTTTGTTTCTTGTTCCGATTCGGTATCAGAATCAGATTCTGTATCGGATTCATCGTCGCTACTTACTTCAGTTTCTGTTTCCCAAATATCTTCACTATCTGACGACGAATCGTCTTTATTCTTCTTTAATCGGTTTATTTTAGTATCCTTCATAGTTCGTGACATGCTAATAATAATATAATACGGGTATAATGTTTATTTAGTTTTCTGAAAAAATAGAATCAATTTTTTGTAAAAATTTTCGTAAATTATAAAAATGAAAAAATTGATTTCAAATATTTAAAAATATAGAACTTATAATATATAGTGTTTTATTAATATGTCTCGTAATGAATTCAACAAACACTCATCGAGAATTATTGGTGTCCAGTTTAGTATAATGTCCCCTGATGAAATTCGAAAAAACTCTGTTGTCGAAATTACATCTCGGGATACATACATAAATGGAAAACCAGTAGTAGGAGGTTTGTTTGACCCTCGAATGGGTCTATTAGAAAAAGGATTTGTATGCCCTACGGATGGACATTCATACATTACATGTCCTGGATATTTTGGACACATTGAAATGGCCCGGCCGGTATTCTTTGTACAACACCTCAAAGAAATGATTAAAGTTGCCAAATCTGTTTGTTATAAATGTAGCAAACTCTTATTAAACAAAGAACAACATAAGCACATTTTAGAGAGGTCGTCACATGATAGATGGGATTATGTAACAGGATTAGCCTCCAAAATCAAGCGGTGCGGTGAATCGACTGAAAACGGTTGCGGTTGTAAACAAGCTGACACCATTAGTTCAGAATCGTTCGATAAAATACAGGCTACTTGGAAAAAAATGGGTCTCTCGAACGAAGAAGAAGACAGAGATGTAGTTATTCGATTAACTCCAGAAATGTTGTTGAAGATTTTCCGTCGTATATCGGATGAAGATATTCACTTTATGGGTCTAAGTCCGATTTATTCAAGACCTGAATGGATGATCTGTCAAGTATTGCCAGTCGCACCTCCGGCTGTAAGACCTTCTGTGAAACACGATGCACAGCATCGGTCAGAAGATGACCTTTCACACATTTATAGTAATATAATAAAGACAAATACTGAACTGTTGAATAAAATACAGAATAATGCTAATCCAAACATTATCGATAATCAAACGATGGTGTTACAGTATTTGACGGCTATGTTGTATAATAATAAAGTGAAAGGTGCTGCACCTATGGCACAACGTTCAGGACGCCCATTGAACTGTATTCAAAACAGATTGAACTCGAAGACGGGGCGTATTCGTGGTAATTTAGAAGGAAAACGTGTAGACCAATCTGCTCGTTCGGTGATTGGTGCTGATGCCAATTTATCCATTCGACAATTGGGTGTTCCTCTGAAAATCGCGAAAAATCTGACAAAACCAGTTGTTGTAAATGATCGCAATCGGGATTATTTGATGACACTTATACAAAATGGTCCCGACGAATATCCGGGCGCGAAAATCTTGAAACGCAAGAACGGTGAATCCATTTCACTTCGTTATATCGACCGTAATTCAATTGTGTTGGAAAACGGAGATATTGTCGAAAGACATATGATGGATGGTGACGCGGTGCTTTTCAACAGACAACCCTCTCTACATAGAATGTCGATGATGTGTCATATTGTGAAAGTTATGAAACAAGGAGACACATTCAGAATTAATGTAGGAGTAACAAAACCTTACAACGCTGATAGACTTTAGATCTCATAAATCGATGTCAGCAACAGGGAGACTGAAAAGGTTGACACTCCCTAGTGAGTATTATTACTTGCGACATACCTTGATGCGGGAAACCCTTTAGAGCTTCAAACTACCACCCTATGATGGAAACATCTAAGGGGAACTCGGTTAATAGCCGAACCCAACGGTAATAATGTTTGAAGATTAGGCAATCCGCAGCGTTACTGTCTAAGTCCGTTATGGTAGGATACGATAGGCGTTCAGAGACTGAACGGGTATGGGTGTACAATGAAGGATTATCCATCCTGAGTATGCTTAAGATACAGTCCGGCGGGTGGTGAAAGCCATTCGATACACCGTTCGATGGTGATGAAATGAATATGCATATGCCACAAAACATACTGGCAGAGACAGAACTACGACATTTGGCGGCGATACCATATCAATTGGTGAGTCCTTCTGCGAACGCGCCAATAATAGGAATTTTCCAAGATTCTATGTTGGGTTCTTATATATTCACAAAGTCTCACAGAAAAATATCTCCAAGAGAAGCTATGAATTTATTGATGGCTTACAAGAATGTGGATGTGGAGGCGATTCGTAAAAATCAGAAAGATTTGTCGAATTTCGATGTATTGTCACAAATACTGTCTCCTATTACACTAAAATACAAAACAAATTTGTTTGATGAGGGCGAAGATTCCGAAACATCGAATAATGTGTTGGAAATTCGCAACGGAACTTATGTGCGTGGTCAAATCGACAAGTCCGTTTTAGGTGGTGGTTCCAAGGGAATCATACACAGAATATGTAATGACTTTGGAAACATGGCCGCTTCGAATTTCATCGACGATATCCAGAATGTTATCACCGAGTTTATGAAGACAAATTCGTTTAGTGTAGGAATCAGCGATTTGATAGCAAATAAGAAGACCAACGACGAGATTACACAGGTGATTAGTTCCAAGAAGTTGGAAGTTCAATCGGTCATTGACAAGATTCATCTGGGCATTTTTGAAAACAACACGTCGGCATCGACGATGTCAGAGTTTGAAAGCACGCTCAACGGAATTTTGAACAAGGCCACCGATCAGGCCGGTTCTATTGGTAAGAAGAGTTTGGGTAAAAACAATCGTTTTGTCCAAATAGTTACCTCTGGGTCTAAGGGTAGTCCTACAAATATATCCCAGATGATCTCTTGTTTGGGACAACAAAATGTTGACGGTAAGCGTATTCCATATGGATTCGACAACCGCACATTACCCCACTTCAGCAAATTCGACGATTCGCCAGAAGCTCGTGGATTTATCGAAAACTCCTACATCGATGGACTAACTGCACCAGAATTGTTCTTCCACGCGATGGGTGGTCGTATTGGTCTTATTGATACTGCGGTAAAGACGAGCACCACCGGTTACATTCAAAGACGATTGATCAAGGGTTTAGAAGATTTAAAAGTGGAATACGATATGACTGTTCGCAACAATATGGGGAAAATCATTCAGTTTACATATGGAGATGACGGATTCGACTCTACCCGTATTGAGAATCAGTCGCTGCCTTTGGTGGGAATGTCTGTGGAAGATGTCTACATGCATTACGATATCGTTGGAATCAATGATGATAAATCCAATTTATTGAATGTATATGAAAAATCCACGGTCACTCGTATGAAACGACAACGTAAGGAAACCCAAAAGAAATGTCAAACCTATATTGATAATTTGTTGGATACGCGTATTACGATTATAGAGAATGTATTCAACAATAAAAATGACAATGGAGTGAAATCCCCCGTTGCGTTTCAACACATCATCAACAATATCCAAGGACAAATGGGTCTCAACAGTAACTCAACTGTAGACATTACTCCGCTGGAAGCTTTCGAAATGATCGATGACACATTCGACACTTTGAAGAGTATCAAGTTGTGTCCACCCAATCTATTGTTTGAAGTTCTCTACTATTATTACTTGTCACCCAAAGAACTATTGGTCATAAAACGATTCCATAAGAAAGCACTCCAATTATTATTGGACACAGTCGTTTTGCGATACAAGCAGGCTTTGGTCCATCCGGGAGAAATGGTCGGCGTGGTTGCTGGTCAAAGTATTGGTGAACCTACAACACAACTCACATTAAACACCTTCCATTTAGCTGGTGTATCCACGAAATCGAATGTCACCAGAGGTGTTCCAAGAATCGAGGAAATTCTGCGTTTGACGAAGAACCCCAAGAATCCATCTTTGACTATTTACTTGAATCCGGTAGATGAGACAGACAAGACTCGTGCGGAAAACTATTCTCATATGTTGGAACACACAAAATTAGAAGATGTAGTGAAGAATATCAAGATCTGTTTCGATCCAGTCGAGCGTTCAACTATAGTGAATGAAGACCAATTACTGTTGGACCAGTTTTATGAATTCGAAGATATGGTAAAAGATTGTAATGAAAATGAGTCCAAGGAAGAAGCCAAGTCCAAATGGATTATTCGAATGGAAATCGATGCTGAATCACTGTTGGAACGTAATATTACGATGGATGATATTCATTATGCTATAAAAGAAACACATAAGGATAATATTATATGTGTGTTTTCCGATTACAACTCCGACCAACTGATTTTCCGCATTAGAACATCCGGAACTCTATTGAAGAAAGAGTACTCAATGAGAGCGAAAAATGCTTCGACGACGATTGATCAAAGCGACGAAATTTACTTGCTGAAAAATCTTCAAGATAATCTCCTACAAAACATCATACTTCGAGGTGTCCCAAGAATAAAGAATATAATGCCCAGAAAATTGTTGAATATGAAAACGCAATTGCCAGAGTCGGTAATTAAGCGTGACGGAAAATTCGTGATTAACGACATTTGGGTCCTGGATACTACTGGAACAAACTTGCTGTCCGTTTTATCAAAGAAGTTTATTGATTACACACGAACACACAGTAACGATATCAAAGAAGTATTTGATGTGTTAGGTATTGAAGCCGCGAGACAAGTTATATACAACGAATTCGTAGATGTGATGGAATTTAGCGGAGTTTACATTAATTATCACCATTTATCGTTGTTGTGTGATAGAATGACGTGTTCCAAAAATATGGTTCCAATCTATCGTTCAGGCTTATTGAACGACAATATTGGTCCTATTGCTAAGGCAACATTTGAAGTTCACACAGAAGTTTTATTGAATGCTGCTCGACACGCGGACTTCGATACCATGCGCGGGGTATCTGCAAATGTGATGTGTGGACAACGCGGATACTACGGAACGAATTCATTTAATGTCGTCTTGGATATGAATGAAATGACCAAACTCAATGATGAAGTTGTTGACATTGTCGACAAGCAGAAAGAAATCGAACAAGCGTTCGGGTTCGCTGAAAATCAAACAGATGTCTGCGCCAAATCAAACATCTCCATTTCCAATTACATCCACGCAATCAAACCAGAAAATATTGGCGTCTGTGATGACAGCTATGATATCGGCATTTAGATGCCTGCTTGTAAATAACTTGTATGAAATAATATCTATAAATATAATAACAAATAATAAAAATATTATATTTACATGGTCAATAATATATTCTCCAAAAACAGTTTGTGTATATATTTATGTTTGACTATATTGATAGTTTCTTGTATGATGTCCAATATCATTGAACCCATGTATCCTGAACAGGATATTGACGAATACAAAGATGCCATTTCATTGTATAGGAGAAATGGTGTAAACAATTCTATAAATAATCTCATCAAAAAATATCACGATGACGGTGATGTAGGAAGTGACACAAGGTTGAAGGATTTTTTTATCGACACGATTTCTATAAAAAATTTGGATAATTGTAGCACAATAAAGGGATACCCGGTGCTGTTTATGTGTGTACTACACCCGATACATTTCCTCACATATAATGAATTACTTGAGAAATATCCTAAAATGATTTCCAGCGAAGAGGACTATTTAAAAATGAAGACTATTTATACGTGTGCACATAATATGTATGATAAGACCACTATTCAAACATCTTGCAACAAATTAATGGAAACCAATTGTTCTGCGCAGCTTGCCCCCATGGTTTCTCAAATCCACATATCGATAGACTATTTTGTCAACAAGGAAATATAAGGAAATCTCTTATCCACGAAAAAATCTATATTCACAAAATATAAATATAGATATACATATATAGACTTTCTCGCAATTAAACCCATGAAGTATACTTTATTAGTGATTATTTTGATTTTTATGTTGTATACGATGTTCTTGTACAAACTGTATAATGAACACGAACAATATATGATTGAAACCTTTGATGCTAACCATTGTCCGTACACAGGAGGAGATGATTCGATAAATGATTTACAAGTAAATGACGCACAATTTATTCAAAGAGAAAAACAACTAAATAAGGAAGCACTGGAGACTCTATATAAAGTCCATACTGTCGTTGAGTGGATCGTAGACCCATTTTTAGAATATTATCACATAAAACATTCACCTTCCAGAACACCTGGAATTTTGATTTGGTGTTTTGCTACTTGGACGGATTGGGTTAGCAGAGGTAAAATATCAGATTGCCATCTATCGATATGTGTTCCAGTAATATTCACAACTATATTGTGTGATTTTCAAACACTCTCATATGAAGAAATAAAAGGCCCTTTTGGATATATGATAGGAACGGTTGAAGAATATCATCGCTTCAAAAACATATACACTAACGCGGCAAACTTAAGAAGTCAGAGCACGACAATGTATCAAGAATCACACGTTTGTGACGGGTTAAGATTGGAAACCGCATATAAGAAATTTGTTGTTTCTATCAATGAAGATATTAAATACTTTGTTGATAAATGTTTAATCAAATACAAAGGCATTTACATTCCTAGTGGTAAATGTAGAATACCACCAGATAAGGTTGTTATTCCTGATGATTTATTTACGCCTCCACCAGAAAAGAAAAGGAGTAGATGCACAATTTCTTAATAACAATATATACTCTTATATTAATAATGAAATATTTGAATGTTATCATATTTTTAGTCGTATTTATTTTATGGATGTCTTATTATTTAACGGTTCGCACAACACTTGTGGAAACATTTTTACCTCCCGCAGAAACAAGTATTTCGAATGACATCGAGCTGAAAAAGTATTTCAATTATGTCTATAGTGAAGTAAGCACAGCGAGCGACAATTGCGAGAAAATAGGTAAAATATCGGATTTGGTGACATCATATTTAAGTATATTGTACAATCAAACCAAAACTGAAAAGGGTTTGAGAACTCTAAAAAAAACATATCCGGCGATTTTAGGTTCAGATGTGGATATTGATAAATTGGTGGCTTTGTATGTATCGGCGGACCATTTGCCAACTCGAGGCGAATTAGATGTAAGAAAAGATGGTCGTGAAAATTGTCACAAGGGTCAGGTTCACGGTGGTATAGGAGATATGGAAAACTGTGTGAATATTTTGGAGTATTTCTACAGTAAACCGAACCCCCCAACTGCCCCTCCAACACAGGCACCTGCTACATATGGAGCTCCGCCTCCAAGTATAGATATAACAACCGAAGAGAACTTAAGAAAATTTATCGAGACGGCCTACATCACAATAACTCAAACACAAACTTCAGCAGGAGGAGTCTATTCAGATTGTGCGAAAATGAACTGGTGCAGTATTTGGATTCCCGCGGCATTAACTCCCATCGTTGAAAACTATAGTTTTAATGAGCTGCTCCTGAATTATCCGAATATACTTTCAAATGTTTATGATGTTGATGCGTTCTATTCGTTGGTTTTATCATCGAATAATTTAGCTGGAGTTAGTAATGATTGTGAGAGTGAGAATTCAGCAACAGCAAATAATTCGTTACAAGGAACTTACATGGATGTTATAAAATATATAAAATATTTCTTTGGAAAACCAGAAAAAGTTTTGAGACCTTCCGGTGGAGACCTTAACGACACACATTCTTAATCTAAGTGTTGAATTTTATTGACTCATATTTACAAATACATCTAAATATGAATATTACACTCAATAATTTGTGTGACTTAACCTAAACCTTTGGTTTCACTCCTGTAAAAAATCTATAATCGAAATTTTATTTTCAGTTTTTTCATTAAACTCTTTCTCAAAATTGTTGCCCAATGCTTTCAAATCGAACGAACCGTCTAAAAAGTTGAACTGCGCGCTTCCCTCTTTTTGTCTTATGAAATAATATTTTCCCTTGGAAGGATAGTATGGTTCCTTATCATATAAATACATCCATTTCTTTCCTTTTGCCATTGTCTTAAACGGAATAGCTGAAAACAAAATAATGGGAAGTTTTAAATGATGTGCTAACAACCATATATCCAACCCTGAAAGGTTATATGATTCTTCCATAATCATATGGTCGAAGTCATGTGTTTTTGAAATTACATCATCTATCTTCTTCTTTTTCCCCTGAGCTCGTAATATACTATAGATTTTCTTCTTGGATTTTTCATTTTCCATATGTATCGAATAAATAGTTATTAGTCGTTTTTTTAATTGTTCAAGTGATATATCACTATTATATGTGTTTTTAAAAAGACGGATAATCATATAATAACTACACATGGTGGACTTATTCAATACGAGTTCTCTTGTTTTTTCCGGGAAAACATTGCGCCAATAGCCATCTACGACATTTCCTTTAACATATCCTATCTCATCAATACACGTGATTTCCATTGTATCGTCAGTATTATCGTCGGTTAAACGAGTTTTGGAAAGATTATTGGAATATTTTTGAGTTGTTAAGGGACTCGCTATGTCGTATGAAATATTTACGGTGTTTGCGTACTTGAATGGTTTGAGTTTGGAAAAATATTCGGAGGTTATCAACGAATCGACTAAAATCATTTCAGTTGGGTTTAACACATACTGATTACTATTAATGCTCATATATGTCTTTGGATCCATCATAAATGATTGAATGCGTTTGAATCTTAGTATTTCATCACTTAATCTGTCAAAATACACTTTTTCGTTTAATTCCCCACTTAATAAATGTCTTTTGGGGATCACACATTTAGAGGTTTCATTTTCCACCAAACAATATTGTTTGTCATCATCTTTTCTACAATCGGTTATATCTGACAGAGATGATGATGCCGATGTATGATACTCATGAAAACTCACATACGCCGAACAACATTTGGTAATAAGTGTTTTTATTTGTCGGATTTTGGTTAAATACAACATATTCGGGTCCTCAATAATTCTCTGAATATCCTTTTTGATAGTATTATTTGCTTGTTCGTTCAGCAACGTCTTACAAACGTACCGAAACACTTCATAAAATTTGGTCTCTGATGAAATATTTTTTATGGTTTCCGTTCGGTATGTGTCTTGTGTATTTGATGTGGTTAACGCTTTGTCTGCCAACACATAATTTTCTCCAGAAATAGTTTTCAAATCATCTTCAGGAATAATTATAGATGGTTCACTCAATAGAATAAACTGGTTCGTTTCTGTTACTATTCCTACTACAACTTTATCTTCGACAATTTTAACAACAGGCTTACACAATATTTTGTTCTTCGATTTTTTGGATACAAAATGTAGTCTGTTGCGTGTAGTGATGTAATCACCACCCAATATTTCATCGTCGTCCATAAAAACGTATCCGAAATCTTTCTCATTCAACATTGAACTTGGCCTACACGGTAAATAAATGCTAACATAATTTCGTTTATACTTAAACTTCACATATAACCCAATACATTTCATTTGATAATTTACAATTTGTTTAAGAATTTGGAATTTCAAACTTAATACTTCTTCTTTTAATGATTCGACAGGGATGTTTTGTTTGAATTCATATTTGCGCGGTAAACTCGAATGAGGTGAACAATAATTGTTGATACTATTTCTGATAATTTTTAGAGATTTAGATATATTAGATATATTTAATTCATTCCCTTCATTAAACTTCGTTGTAATCATAAAACTTTTTGTATCAAATGTATAAACGGGTTCAAAAAACTCTCCCTGTTTAATCAAAATAAATGTCGGTTTTTCACTGTCATAGAGTACTTTCGAATACGTCGACGAAGGACAAACTAACTCAACATTGTCTCGTATATCGTGGTCGATGATTTGTAAAATAGCTAAATTCAATCCATTCACAAATAGATCAGGATTGGGTTCACAAACAATATCCCATAAAAACGTGTAATCAATATATGATGATTCATCCAACAAGAATTTTCTAAAATTCTCATATGCCGCAACTACTTCTGAAATATAATTCTCACGTAACTCAGTTCCTACAGGTTCATCGCCTGAGTTGATAACCTTTTTTTCGTCATCTATGAATTTCTCGTATTCAGGTTTTGAAGTATCGATGTCTTCTTCATTATAAGACTTGGGTTTGAATATAGAGAAGAAACTGCCGTTGTGAAGCTTCAAAAATGTATCGATATTGATTGTTTTAATAATTACTTCCAACATTTCTGGTATTGTATATTGTTTTTTGTTATCTTTCGAGTATAAGTCTGCGATACACGCTACAAATGATTTCGTCGTTGAATGTTCGACACCAAATCGCAAAATCACGTGGGAATTGTCTTTCAAAAGTGCCGTATTATCATTTTTCATCGATTGAGAGTTATCTGTTTGCAAAAACAGTTGTACGCTCGTCGGCAAATATCCCTTTCTATATTGTTCGATTGGATATATATCGACCGATATAATGTAGGCAGTATCCGGGTTTGTTTTCTTGAACGATTTTGAAGAAATGGTTGTATTTCCACATTCTTTCCTTCGTTCAGCCATATATTTACTATCCCATTCCTTTTTGAAACAACAAGGTAAACAGTGACCTTTGGCGTGCTTTCCTGTAATATACCCCGGAACACTATCAGAATTATATAACTTGTTTGCAAATTTGTAATGATAGTGTCCTTTAGGAACGACATTCGCTTCTTGTGGTATTTCCTTGCCACATTTACCCGCCTTGATATCTGCTTCGTCCATCGGTGCGTTGGTTTTCAGACACCAATATTTTGGACATATGAACCAATTCTTCTTTTCGGGGTCACTCCCATAGTTAATAGCGTAGTTTATGGAACCTGGGTGTTTTTTTTCAATATCTTTTTTTTCTTTGTCAGTCAATATGATAGGCTGTCGGAAGAGGTTGCGTTGACAAAGAGTCGCATATCCACGATACTTTCCATCTTTGGTTGTTGAAAACAATACTGGGTCCAGTTTCTGCATCTTCTTCAAAAATATATTCGTATTATTCGCCTTCAGGTTTATGTTATCGATGCTCATAGATTCTAAACCAGAAATCACATCATCCATTTCTGAGTCTGAGTCATTTGCTGAGTCATTTTCTGCATCATTGTTGGTTGCCTTTTCCTTCTTTTGCTTTTCTTTGGTTTCCTTCTTTTCCTTCTTTTCCTTTTTTTTGGTTTCCTTCTTTTCCTTCTTTTCCTTTTCTTTGGTTTCCTTCTTTTCCTTCTTTTCCTTTTCTTTGATTTCCTTCTTTTCCTTTTCTTTGGTTTCCTTCTTTTCCTTCTTTTCCTTTTCTTTGGTTGCCTGATTTTCGTTGTTTTCCTTATCTTCTCCTGGTCCATTCACTTGCTCATTTTCTTTTGTCCCTCCGCTTAACTCGTCCCCGGCTTCATCGTCGTCATCGTCTTCAAACTCTTCGAATTCTTCTGAAAACATAAAGCTAGATGTAGAAAGACGATCTGGAGCTTCTTTTAGGACTTCGAACTCGTTTTCAGACAGATATATATCATCATATTCATTCAAGTCACCAAACTCAGATGGTAAAGTTTCCGTGTGTTCATTATTTTGTATGATTTCATTTTGACTTTGTTCTTCACCTTCACGATTGCCTTCATCATCTTCAAAATCTGTAATAGTATACATAATGTCCTCGGTTGCTTTATCACCATCTTCATCTTCAAACGTATATGGTTTGATGATGGACGGTTCTGGATGACGATTAATGTTTATGACATTTGGCACAGTATCCTCTGTTACCACTTTTGATAACGATATCTTTTTGATTTCAGTTTTTGAGACACCCGTTGATTTCGGTTGTTGTGTAATTCGAAGTAAACTGTCAATATATATAAATAAGGGTTCGACGTAGTCCAAAGAATCGGTAATTGTGAAATTGGCAGTAAATATATTTTCTATACCTTCAACCCTAAGATCACACAAGATTCCGGGACTATTCACCACATCTAATCGTTTATTAGCAAAATGCCCTTCCAATTGTTCGTGGTCGCTCATAAACGTCATATACCGCGTCTCGGCTTCTGAAATAGGAAGGTCATAATATTTCGATATTTCGGTAACAACTGTTTTATGCGAATTGTATTTCCTTACGAGTTCTGCGATAAATATATCTTGTGCGTTCATTTCTGTATAGTTATCGATTCTTTTAAATCGCAGAACGGCACCGTCCTGAATATCATCTTCAATGATATCAAAAACACTCTTCAGCCAATTCTCATCATCTTTGATGGTAAGCTTTTCAATCAATTTGAATTTCATAGTGTACAAAGCTTCAACAATAACAACATTATCATTTTGTAATGATTTAAATAGTGACAAAGCATATCCACTTTTTTGTAGAAAGTCATTGATATTTATGATGACTCCATTCAAACAAGTTTTGATAATGGCGTCGAGTTGTTCCACACTTGAAGATTGTTTCAAATTTCCATACACATTCATATTTCCATTACTTACGATATCGATGAATATATCGCCCTCTGTGCTGGCTACAAAAAAAGAGAGATGATTATTTCTACCGAGTTCTTTGGAGAATTTGATGATTGTATTCTTTGACAAAAACGGTATTTTTTCACCATACTTGGTAATAGTTTCACTGTATAATCGATACAGGTTTTCTCGTCTAAATCCAGGATTAAGTTTGATAAACGGGACTTCTTTAATTGCGTGTATGTTTTTGAATATAGTTTCCAGTGGTAATTTGTATTTAAAATCCGGATATATGGTAATATAGAACGTGGATATGCCTCTATCGATATAATCAATGTCACTTTTGCGTTCTCGAAACACTTTGTAAAATAAGTCGATTTTTTCATAGTGTTTCAACACACTCGGAGTGAGTTTCTTCTTGTTTTCTGTTAAAAGGTCTTGTCTGTGTTGAAAAAATAATGTTGTGGAAGTAATGTTGCGTTCGTATAATAAAGGGTAATACAACATTATTATGGCTTCTTCATTCAACTTTTTTGCAAACCCATATTTGAGGACGTTTTCTGCCAAACACACGTATATAATATTTTCCACAAATTTGGCGTGTTTGTAGTGTAACAATACGTGGTTCTCAAAACACAACAACTGATTATCTAAAGAAATTTTTAATGATTCATCATACAACGCATCGAATGGATTCACGGGAAAAATGGCGTCGTGCCTTTTTTGGAACTCTCTTCCCAAAACCATATTTACATTATCATCCATAGTTAATTCCAAGAAATCGCTTTTTGTATATTGAGTTTTGAGATGCTTGGGGCGAGAGTTACCATCTGAATAATTAACCGACAATTGTGTGAATTGGTTGTCGTTCAATATTCGTTCTTCTCCGACATATTGATTGTATATGAATGTTTGAGAATGCGACGGTTTTGCCCTACTAAATATATATATTTCCTCATACGCCACCATATAATTCAGGTCTTTAATGATTTTGTTTTTGATGGTTTTGATTGAATCATCTTTATGAATCTGTTGGTCGGAATAACGGTATGGTGTATTATTTTTGTGTATGTATTCTCTTTCTGATTCTAAAAATGAATTTTGGAACCTTGTTTCATCGTTGTCTTGTGTATGGTCATACACTATGATCTCGGCGAGGTGTCCAAATTCATCTAAAAGGTGTATTTTATATAATTCTTTTGCTACATCATCGTTTGTTGCCATAGACTTATTTATATATATTATGTATTATTTTTATATATATAAGAGACGTGTGTTTATTTATCATAGAACGGATTATCGCGAATTTTCATACTACAATATTTTTGGGGTTTGTTTTTATAATCAACTGGATTGTGTATGCTTGCTTCTTGAGCCTCTTTTAATAAAAATTTGAAATTGTCCCAGAATTCGGTCTTATGCCCGATGGACTTAGTCATTATGTGTGATAATTCGTGAATAGCGACAAAAAGAAGTGTATCCCCGTCGATTAATTTATCATTATCGTTTTTTTCAGTATTCAAACAGAATGCTAACTTCTCTCCTTTATTTTCACTATATGCGGTGTATTCACTCGTTGGAAGTGTCTCCGATATATTCTTTGGATCGAATTTGTCTTTCATCTTTTGAATATTTTCATTGTCCGGATATTTTTCTGCTACATAATTTACCAATTGTTGACATTTACTTGCGGTTGATGCAAGTAAATCTGCTGCTTGTTTTACTTGTTTACGTTCTCGCACACAATATTTGTTTCCATTTACAGAAGATACAACACATTTTAAATCGAATGAATGCATATTATCTAAATAAGTGTAAAAACAAATAAATAATAGACACCCAATAACGAAATAACCGAACATATCCATCGCGCGCATGTCTTCAAAAATGTACCTTGTTATATACTATAGATATATATTGTTGGAATACGGGAAAAATCATCTTGAGTCAAACTTTTCGCAAATGGAGGATATTGATTTCACCGTGGGTATGGTTTCCCCAACCATACAAACCACCATATTAGTATTTGACATATAATTTCTAATGGTTTGATTCACTTGTTCTCGAGTGATTGATTTAATCCATTTTTCATATATTGATGAATACCTGCACCATTCTTCTTTGCTATATAATAAACGATGAAGTCCGTTGTATTCACATTGAACATACGAATCCTCTAACGATTGTAAATAGTTGCCTTCGATTGATTGTTTCACTATTTCCAACTCCTTTTGGGTAATGCCATTCTTCTTCAAATCACACAATACATCTATCATTAAGGGTAAAACACCTTTCTGTTCATCATTTCTCAGTATTTTTACATTATCTGTCGTGGCATATAGTACGAGCTTCCCCGCTATTCCGTAAAACTCCGTGGAAGACCCCGATTGATAAGTTAATCCATTTTCTTCGCGTAAGATAGTAAAGAGACGGCTACTCATAGAACCACCGAGTATTTGGCTCAATACATATATTGGATACTTGTCTGGATGGCTGTGACTACATACCCGAAAGGATATTTCGATATGCGTAGCTTCAATACCACGTTTCTTCAGCAAATCATACTTGATTTCTGTTTGATGTATAGGTGATTGTTCTACGGAATATTTCATTGGGTCCACAACACGGGGTTTAAGCGGGCGGTTGAAAAAACTCTTCTTCAATACCTTTTTTATTTTATCGAAGGACACGCCAGAAACTACACTTAATACCATATTTTGTGGAATATAGAAATCTTCATATATTTCTACTATTTTCTCGTATTGAAGTGGGTTCGTTTTACTTGTATGATAGCTCAAATCATCGATGGGCATTTCATACGAAGTCCCACGATAAATGATTTTGTCTGACATAGTTTCAATAATACTTTCCGGGTCGTCATTATCGCGAACATTTTCCTCTTTGACGACCTTTTTTTCCAACTCATAATCTTTTTTCTTAAACAAAGAATTCATCAACATATCCGACAATAATAAAATCGCCACGCCAACGTGCTGGTCGCCACATTTTACTTCATAACACGTATGGTCTTTCTGTGTATAGGCGTTTATATCAGCACCGATTTCATCGAATTTAATAGAAATGTCATTCGATTTTGGAATGTGTTTGGTTCCTTTGAAACATAAATGCTCGATGAAATGACTGGCGCCACGATATCCTTCTGTTTCGTAATTCGATCCTAACCGAACAAACACATTAATACTTGTTAACGGTAGTTTATTTTCAGGAGTGTCATACACAATCGTTAGCCCGTTTTCAAGCTGATGTGTTTTTATAGACATTGTGTTTGTATTATTTCTATATATATAGTATTATCACACAATAATGTGTTGTTCTCTACATTCTACGTTCGACCAATTCCTAAACCGACCGACAAATTCGCTAATCTATCCGCGTGATAATTCCCAATAGAGTGTTCGTCGTTGTTATTCGTGTGTGCTCTCACATGAAGAAACCTGACATTTGGATTATCCTTGAACAGTTCATACGCGATTTGAACCAATTCTTTGTTTGGAATATCCAGCTTCCACCCCTTGTTATAGCATTTTTCACCATAAGAAGTAACACACTTTATCGCATACTCGGAATCACTTACAATTGTTACCAACTTACCATTCACGGTATCGTGTTTTATAATATGGAAAGTTTCGATAATAGCACTAAGTTCTGCTGCGTTGTTGGTTTGTTTTCCGTCTATCTTTCGTGAAATATTTCGTTGGTCACCCTCACCAAAAAACACTCCTATTCCAGCCTTTGCGTTTTCTTTCCCGTTATTCGAACACGAACCATCTGTATAAACATAGTAATCGGGTATGATTTCGTTTGTTATATACGGATTTGTATGATGTCGTGGTTTGTTCGTTTCTATGAATTTTTCGGCTTGTTCATTAGTGTCAAATTTTTTAAATACCGCATTCTTGAATCCCTTTACGGAATCGTTACACTCATTCCAGTGGAGAAAAACCCCTATTTTCTTCCCATTGGCGACGGCATAATACGGCATATTCATAGTAATATCAATTATTATTTATTCTATTTTCTTATATACTATACGATGGAGCATAGTATATATTTATGTTTTTAAATGCTGGTTAATGTACTTAACGAGAGCAATCACCAATCTCTAATGGAACACGTCCTAAATCTGGTTCGATTGTGCTGCGGTTCCAAGGTCCAACTTCTTCCTTAGAAATGACAGGGTCAGATCTCAATTGCATATTTGCGTTTCTTAGAGTCTGTCCGATGGTATCCAAGCCAATGTGGTAACCGGCTTGCAGTAAGTCAGGCACAGCAACATTTCCTTGGTTAACAGGGTTCAAAGATGCCCATTGACTGTTTTGGTCTTGAGGAAGCAAGTCACTAGGGTCTACACTCTTACCGGTATAATCTCCCACAGGTTGACCCTGTTGAGGAGTCAAGATGGATTCAGACTCAACTACTTCTGGAGAAGTGGTTTGTGGTGCGGATTCTTCACTTGCACCAGTCATCAATTCATTATCCAACATCTTCATTGGGGAGTAATAAACAAAAAGGAAGTATGCTAAAACAATAAGACCCAATACAATTAGAATAGTTCTTGTATTCTTGGGCTTGAAAAATTTGAGAACATCAGAGACTTTTTTTCCGAACATCTGTCTTTTATATAAACGACTGATAAAATTTTTTTCATGGTTTGAATTATTTTCTAAATGTGCTACTCAAAGAATACTAATTCATTTGGCATCATCAAGTTTTTCAATTGAATCTTTCATTTGTAGATTTTCTGAAGTTTCATTTTCATTTACTCGGTTGGTTTCATTTTCATCGGTGTCTTCATCTTCGGAATCACTTGAGTCGCTATCCGCCTCGACACTACTATCGTCACTATCAATAATATCATCCAACATATATGTTGTTTTTATACGTTTAGCTTCCAAATATGAAGAAAGCGCTAAATCTCTCGCCACCTTGGCTTTTCTTCGAGCGTCTTTATACATCTCATAATATACGGCATTTCTTTCTTTTATCTCAACTTTTTCCCCTTCCGGTATTTCGTCTAATTCCAATTCAATCTCTTGACAGTCTAATTCGTTATTTCCTAAAGGTTCTTCGATAATTTCTTCTAAACTGTCATCTTCTTCTAAAACATCTGTCTGTCCTAATGTTTCTATTACAATATTCTCTTGTGGTGGGTCGACAACATTCTCTTCCGAAGTTTCCACAACGGATTCCATTTTCAATTCGTTCTCCAAAACATCTAAAGGTTTATTTGTTGGAGAAATAATGGTCGAAGTAGGTTCTCGAGATTTCAAAATACATTTTTCGAATATATTTACATTTTTCATCACCAACAATTGTTTTAGTTCTATGTCGATTTGGAAACTGCGTGCCGAATATTTAATACCCTGTATTTCTAAAATACTCATCACATCCATAGAATCGTCTAAATCATCAAACAATAATTCGCGTTCGTCTTCGTCATAAATTTTGAATACGGTTTTCTCCAAGTTAGGCAGATTAGTTCTCAAAAGTGAAGTTTTATTATTTCTTGTGCTCTTAAGAGTTGGATTAAAAGACATTTCGATGTCTTCGAGTTCAAGCTCAACATCAAACCATTTACCATGATTTCTATGCACCGTTTGTTGAATATAATATTCTAAATCTTCGAACCATTTCAAAAAGTGCTCTTCATCATTCGCAACAATAAAATCACAATAATTCCGTTTTGTTGGTCGCCTTTTTGTTTTTTCTAAAGTATCTGTATTCTGTTCTCTCTCTTCGGTATCGACAGTATTTAGTTGAACGTCTTGCTTCGTTTTTTTCACACGACATTTGGGTGTTTGAACATACAAAGGTATTCCATTTTTAGATATCTTCATAAAGAAATTTCCGTTTTGAATGGATAGCGGTTTATTAACTACTACATTATCAAAGTTGAAAGTATTCTGTGTATTGTGTATGTGTTCCATCTTAACTAATGTATATTTGATTATCTACATTATAAAACGGAATGAATTACGAATTTGTAGAATGCGTTTATCACATATGTATTATTTTCATTCATAACATATATGAAAAATTTACGGGAATCGTGTTATAATTTTTTCCGAAGTGAAGACACAAAAAAACAAATAAGGGATATAATGAAACCTCTTCTAAATGTTATCTACAACGAGATTTATATTTATCTGTGGATTATTGCCATATATAATATTTTGTTTGGGATACTTATTCTGATAATGTTTTTCGTCTTGTTTAGAATATTAAACAATTTGTCTAAATCAAACGATTGATTTTTATACGAATACGAGAACTTCAATAATTGTCTGTGTTATGTATATACGAAGATACAAATGCCATACAAGAAGAAAATACCGCTAAAAAAAGGCGGAAACCGGTTGGGAACTACTGGTGACTTTGCCCAACAAGTTTATGGTAATGGGGATCAACAAATGGCCAGAAGTGCCGATGACAATGTTATCGCGATGTCCGGTGGGTCGACTATTCCATTGGCCCCTCAGCAATTCCCGAATGATGCGTTGCTCCATCCATCCCAATCTGAAATCGTCACAAATAACCATACCAGTGCGCATAGTGCAACAGACGCATTATCTACTACAATCAAAGGTGGCGCGGGAATAACGGAAATGCTCGTTCCTGTATCTATTTTCGCCCTTAATCAAGCAATGAAGAAATACAAGAAGGGAGTCTCAAAAATGACCTTGAAAAAGGGAGGTAATGCTGGCATCGACGACCAAAAAATGATGGGTATGATGGATGAAAATAGTAAAATGATGGCGCAAACTCAATGTCAACAAGCTGGGTATCCGGCGCAAATTTCTAACGCACCATATGGTTCATCTTTGTCCGTTGCTTCGGTGGATTGTAATACAACACTGGGTGGTGGTGGACATAGAAAGAGGAAGAACAGAAAATCGAAAAGAACCGCGAAAAGAACCGCGAAAAGAACTGGGAAAAGAGCTGGGAAAAGAACCGCGAAAAGATCTGGGAAAAGAAAATCATTTAGAAAATCATTTAGAAAAACCAAGAAATAGTGGATGTACACAAAAAAAAGGTTTAGTAGTATATAATGGAAGTCGCTAAAAAAGATGGTAAAGAAGCCTTCGTGGAAAATATCAAAACGTGGGTTCTCATTGACACCAAGTTAAAGATGGTAAACGAAAAAATCCGCGAAATGCGTGAAAAGAAATCTTACTTATTGAACCAAATAAATGATTATGTGTATGAGAACAACATGAAAGAAACCAAAATAGAAATTACTGACGGAGAACTTTTATTTTGTGAAAGGAAGGAATATGCTCCTCTAACATACAAATATCTCGAAGAATGTTTACAGAATGTTATCAGCGATGAAAGCCACGTCGAACACATAATGAATTATATCAAATCCAATCGGAAAATAAAATTAGTGAATGACATCAAGCGAAACTTTGCTAAATAATATGATATTTGTCTTATTTTTTTCCTATTTTTCTTATTAAAAAATTGATTCCCTTTTTTACAAAGAGAGAATAAGTATAAAAGTTTAATTTAATATATAATCATACTTTTAGAATTTTCTCCAAATGAATTACGAAACCCGTAAAACCATTGCTGAAAAGGTGTCTAAGATTAAATACGTGGAAGTGACTATATCGGAAGGTTCTCGACGATGTTCGAACGTAACAGAAAAAATGGCTGTTTTGTGTAGCCTTGATAAAACCCGGTCAATGCTAATTGACGCGATGGAATACGAAGACGGTGAAAGTATCCACATTTCATCGGAGAATTTATACATCCGCCGGGACTTCGAAATGAAAGAAAATAGTGTCTTAGACTCATTAGTGTCAATGGATATCGTCGTTAAGGGGCGGCCGGTATTGATTGATGGTGTGGAATATGAGAAATATGGGTTCTACCGTCGATTACGCGACTTCAGAAGTTACGAAGAGGACGGTTCCGTGTGCGAAAAAGACGATGATAAGTTCAACGAAAACGATTGCTTGAAGTTTGCCGAGTGTATCACCGCCGGAAATAGTTTCAAAAGCAAGAAACTTTTCAACAATATCATACGAGTTGTCCCTGAAAACGACGAAGGCACAGAGCCATTATTGTTTGCCAAAGAGACCAGACACAAGAACCATATTTTCGGAATAAGCGATTACACTAACTCGCAAATATTGAAGAACACCCCCAAGAACTGTAAAGACAATAACGCTGTTCCTAAACAAGGTGAATGCTACGGGATTGTGAGAAAGGGCTTATCGAAAACCGAGGCGAAGAATCCTTACCATATTGGTTTTGTATTGTATGACTTGAATGGCGTAAATATAACATTGGAAGGATTTACTGGTATGTTTGATAAATACCGTCCGCGATTTTGTTTCTATGACAAAAATCCTCGGGGTAGATCATTTCATACAGTCTGGACTGGTGCACTGAAAAACCCTGAAACAGCAAAGGATATGGGGTTCTTCGAGAACAGCGAAACAATCGTCCTCAAAAAACGCGGAGACATCGATTCTGTTATGAAATACCATTATTTGGATGAGTTCAGTTTCGCCGCGATGAAAATATAATGACAAAAAAAGGCAAAAAAAACAAAAATATATAAAATCTTATATAGAGTTTTATATATAAACACTGTATATAGCCGGATGAAATTAGAAAAATCGTGTGTGGAAAACTACACATTTTTTAATGATGATTCTACGAAACTTATGCGCGGTGGATTTAGTCTATCGAGTGTAATCGCACCAGGTGAATCATTCGACAGATATAACCATTTATCAGTTCCTATACCTTTAGTTCTGGGAACTCTAACAGATTATGAAGATAAAGACTACGATGAAGTCGAGTTCGAAGTCGAAGACGATATTCAGGTGATAGATGATGCGATATATGATACATTTTTATCGTGTATGAGTATACCTACCAAAAATCAGAAAAATCAAACCCATAAAAAAACGAAACTGTCAAGCCGTAAGACGAAAAAGAATCTATGATCTAATTTGTCGACCACTTGTTTCTATTGAAACTATTGATTACCAGTAATTTCTCCGAGTTATCTTTCAAAAACTTCTTCTTTCTATCTTCTTCGGATTCTTCCTCGATAACTTCGTCAAATGCCCCCTTCACATACATATGATTTTTTTCCGCATCACTTGGTCCGGGTTTCACTCCATAACAATTAACGCCGAATTTCATCGTCGGATTTGACATATACCCACCGTTGATCCCTGGTCGTCCGCATTTATTCTTTGTTTTTTCCGATTTTTGCAATCGGGCATAGGTGGATTTTTGTGTTGGAAAAAACGCCATTTGTCCGTCGCTCCACCCATAATTACACCATTCACTCCCCTTTTTATACGATTCTTCTATTTGGTCATATGTTGCGAGTTTGGCACCGTATATCGAGCATACTGTTTGTGCGTCGTCATATGTGTAAATATTATTTGCGACGTTGAATACTTCATCGTTCCCAGAAATGTCGCTGTTTCCTGATATATCGGTTTCGGGTTCATCCTCGGAGTCCTGTGTATCTAAACGCCCCCATCCATCTTTCAAGAAATCCACAAATATCTCGATGATATTAATTTGGAAAACTAATTTGAAGAAATCCGCAACGAGCAATAATACAAAAACAGAAATAGAAACGTTGTCGATGATACTGATGGATAATGGCTTTACGCCTTGTTGCATCGGTATCTTGAGAGTGTAAATACCTAAATATAAAGTCAAAATGAAAATCAGCACATAGAAAATCGAATAAGGGTCATTCGAAAATTCCAAGAATCCATCTAAATTGTTGATAACGATGTTGGATTTGTCTTCCTCATTCATATTGAAAAAATTGGATAATAAGTAAATCAGAAGAAATGAAAAAACCATAACATCCAACAATTTACTCATTCGAATTTCCTTCTGTTCACCAGTCACTTGCTCCTTATTTGATAAGTCTATCAAGAAATACACCACAAAATATATGGCTAAAAACATCACTAATGTCATTACATTTGATTTGTTTAATACTTCACTTAATTTATCTTGTTTGACTGTAGTATTATCCATATGGTTTGATGAAATTATATATTATAATATACCATTATATGTTTTTTTTACGATAGAATAAACAATAAGCATTTGGAGACACGACCTTGTCGGGGTCTATCTGAGAGGAACGTGTGTCATTATGATGAACCCATTTTCCAGATGGTTTTTTCACGTAAGCCGTATAATGGCCACCCATTATACCCCCCATATGATTACACACCCCATACAGATCATAAACGTTGTTCGATTTGTATCCATCAACATATTTAGAAAGGTCTAAACCTGTTATCGGAAAATCAACGTGTGTTTGAATCTTTCGAGTTCCATCAATGGAAAACCGTTTCAATATTATGATCAAAATATGTGGCAAGTTCCAAAATGATATTTGTTTGTATACATCCTCTTTCTTTTTTGTTTTTTCATTGTACCACGCATTTTCACCAGATAATATCTCAGGTTGAACGAACAAATCAAAACAATCGTAAATGTTGGCACAGTTTTTATTTTCGTGGAAAATCTGCAGATCCAACAAAAAATAGTGTTCGGGCTTCACCGAAAGATTCTTGCTCTTGTCCAGAGATAAAAGTTTGGTATAATAAATACCGTAGAATGTTTCGATGATTTCCGAATATTCACAGCTATAAATTTGTTGTAACATTTCGTAACACCTTTTAGCAATTTCATCTGTTTGATTTTTGACGATCCCATTTATCTTTATTGGTACAGTTCGCGAAACTGAATTGTGTAGACAATCAAACATAAATAATAAGAATTCACTTATATCGTTTTGAGCCCATCCGGTAAATAAATCGCGGTTCTTCTTATGTGCCAGGTTTTGAACACAATGCACGAATTTATTTGGTGATATGACCCCTGTTGTTTTATACATTAATTTTTGTAATTCACTATACTCATTCAACATAATAACATCGTCAATATCCTTCTTCTGGGATTGACACTTTTTCGACCCGAGAAATGCGTTTAATTCATATGTGTGATTCAGTACCTGTAAACAAGAGTTTAAAAAACACGTGTTTCCTAAATTAGCGAGTCCTACTAAATTCGATGTTTCATCTTTTAGTGGTTTCGTGTTCTGCATTTGTTCTAAAACTAAATAATATAAATAAATATCTTTATACTTATTTATATCAAAAGAATGGACATTTCAAACAATAATATATCAAGATTGGGTCACATTATAAATGATTATAACGACAATATTAATTACTACAATTCAAATATGCGTATTTTGATTAATTCGATGACTCAGATGATGGCCTTAGAAACTACGCAAATTAATAACCATATCCGCACACCACTTTTCACAAACAGACACAACTCGGTGTATGAACAAACCCCACCAATGACCCAGCCATATTTACCTTTATACCGGCCTGAACGTCTGGGGTACCAGTTACGATACCATCCACTGCGAAATCTTCAAGAAGATGTCATTGTTCGTCCTACACACGACCAGATTAATACTGCGTGCGAATTCTACACACACGATAACGAAATGCCTGAAAACACGTGTCCTATTTCACTACTTCCATTTCAAGAAGGCGACGAAGTGTGCCGTATTAGGCATTGTAGACATATATTTTTGAAACCCTCAATTATGCAGTGGTTTCGTTCGAGTGTTCGATGTCCGATATGTCGTTATGATATACGCGAATATGTTGACTTATCCGGCAACACACTAAATAACGGCGGTGAACCCGAAGACCCTTTGTCATTGAACGATGAACCTGTGCAGAATGACGATGATGAAAATATGGATTCCTCATCTGTTCCTCCGTCATCTACATCGGAAACGACAAATAATTCCAACACTAACTACAATCCGTATAGAAGAGATACCGCCCCGAATAACAACGTAATAAACCGTATAGGACAATCAATAGAAAATTTTATTACACAAGAACTAAATCAAATTGATTTGGATGATTCAATTGAGCAACTCTTGTATTCTTTCGATATACCCATTCAATTACCACTCAGAAATAATATTCCACGAAACACACCAGATTTATCATACAACAACACCTCACTTTAGAAACATTTCCATTGTTCGAACCCCATTTTCTTTGTTATATATTTTTGTAAGAAACTGGTCAAACAACATTTTCTTGATTTTTTCCGAGCAGTATTTTTCCTTCTTTTTCATAAAGGTTTCAATGTCGTCTCCATACGTCAGTTCCAACGCTTTCATCTCCTTCGTGTATTCTCGGATGTTTTTTGTTTTGTTCTGCTTTCGCCATATTTGCTCCAGAGCCAACCCGAAGAGTTGCTGAAGTGGTTTCATCAACTGATTCGTAATATAGTGATTGTAATCGATTTGAGCGTTGGTTTGTAGGATATACTCGGGAGTTTCGATCTTGTCGCCTTGAAGTGCCTTCTTGTCTTTAGTATTTATATATAAATACTTGATACGGTCTCCCGGCTTAGGCTTGTTTCCAGGGTCTCTTTTCCCGATTCGATTGGCCAAGACATTATGAGCGATTTGTTTGGGGTTTTTGTAATATCCGCGCAAAGCCTTTGTAATTGCCAGTTTATCCATATGTATTTTCCCTTGTATGAGGTCCTCCAAATAATTGTTCAAGAACTTGATGGAATTCTCTACGTTCGTGTCCTTCATCAATATGTCCAACACACCACCATAAACATCCTTCACTAAATCACAATTATCACGACGCTTCAATACCAACCCCATATACTTCAAATTACCCTTGGTGGGGTCATCTTCATACAACATTCCTACATAACGCTTCTTCGATAATAAGATGAAAGGCATCAACGTTTTCTCATATTCCAAATCCATCGGTGGCTTCAAATACTGACTACATAAATGTGCGGCATCTTGCGCAATTTCAATCGTGAGTTCTAACGCTTTTTGTCCGCGAATAGGTTCCTTGGTTTTCGGATCTTCTAAATTAAAGGTGAAGAATACTGAATCCGTATTATGAACAATCATATTACCAATACCGGCAGCAAAGTGATGATTCTCTGTTGTTAAATCATACACATATCCAATATAGTCTATTTCTACCATTTTTTTGATAGCATTTGGATTTTTTCTTTGGGCGTTTTTTGTAGCTGTTATTCTATAAATATCAGGTTTATCTTTTCGTATATTTAACGATGTTTTGTATCCAATACTACTTGCTAACCAACATAATTGTGCAGAGCTTAGTTGACTTTTCTGGTCAATACGCAGGTATCCCCGTACATCTTTGTCACCATCGGCATCATAAACACCCTCCCAAAACGCAGATCGTATTTCGTGATTTCCATTCATAATGAATTCTGGGATTACTTTCATATTATCAACATACATACATTCTCGATAAATTCTAATAAACTGTGCCTTTTTACCGTATCCTTCACAACAAAATGATAATTTATATACTCCCGAGCTACTTAGTGTATCATAAATTTTCCAAGTGTACTCTGGGTAACACATTTCACACAATTCCAGATATTTTGAAAGAATGATTTCGTTGGAATTATTCAAAGCCCAGCTTGATTTTTTACCTGTAGGGCAATCATAATTACCGCAGCTACCATCTCCAAAGAAGAACCCGTATATTTTTGCTTTAAATATGTCCATTTCGTTGCTTTCTCTTGATGATTTATTGACCATAGTTTTGTGCAATAGTTCTGTCCCTATTTGTAGGTCCTTCGGTGATATTTCACTTCCATCCATAGTTAGTAACGAATGGTCATCAGTAACATCAACAATACCTGTATGAGTTAGGATTCTATGCATTTTTTTATGTGGTGCGAGCTGGTGTCTTATTACCCTTTTCAACGGTGTCCAACCATTTTCACTCCACGTTTCAACATCATTCAATTCGCAAAATTCTTTTTCTTCTTTACCATTTTCAACACAACTAATCCATCCAGCATCTGAAAAGTCAGATAATCTATTTATTTCTGTGATATTCACCTGACCTTTCACGCGAATATAAACAGGTGTATATGACGCTACACTATCTCCGTACACGTACTCAGCTTTGGTAAGAACAACTCCATTTTCTTTTGTTTCATACAAACGATCTCCATAGACTTCTTCAATGATTTTTTTAGCGTAAATGATCATTGACCGTCCAGTAGCAGTGGTCGATGCTGCAACATCTTTTTCATAAAAGGTCGATGTTTTGGCTCCACATTGTCCATACAACGAATTGGCGGTAACCTTATAACCTAATTGTCTCTTATCCAAAATGTTCTGCATGAAAGGGTCGGGTTCGGATTTGATTTTCTTTCGCGTGGCCTTTCTCGCGGATAGCAATTCTTCCAATATAGCCGGCATAATGGATTTTTGTCCTTCAGGTAATTGAGCCCAACAGCACACGATTTTCCCGACTTTCGTTTTCACTTCACGTGCTTTGGGATTATTGGGAGGTCGCAAGTATTTATAGTCGTCGAATTCAATATGTATGTAGTCATACCCCGGCAAATTATCATACAAATACTTCCCTGTTTTAGGGTCTTTCGCACCGGTATCTTTGATGAGATTTCCTTGAAGGTCATATTCCTTGGTCCATACTTTACTATCGTGTGAGTAGTTTTGTGAAATCATCGATGACGGGTACAGCGACGAATAATCTACACAGGCAACTGGATTGTCCATATACATAGAACATTTAGGGGGCAATACAATAGCGCCTTCATAACCGCCACCATCCCTGGATTTTTGTAGTTCAGGCATCAGCGTGTTCTTTTCCCGACATTTCTTGGCCACATAACTGGTCAACTTAATACCTTGGCCTCGAAACACCAAGAATGAAATCGGAACACTACAAATACTCGACATTTCAACATAACCGGTGAGCACATCTATTTTGTTCATCAAATGATGAACCAGGTTACAATCTTGAATACAGTATTTAGCAACGATAGCACGGTCGCTACTAGTTCCATTGGATAAACGGAAAATGTCCTGTGGTGAAACATCATCCTTTGACATTGTCCATTTGATTTTGAATCCCATATCAAGACTATGATGACCTTTGATGATGATGGCATTGAATTGTTTGCCGTCCTTTTCTACATCTCTCTGAATATCACACACTTGAAATTTCTCGCCGTCGTTATAATAATCCGACGAGAATTTGGTGATTTCGATGTGAATGTAATCTCCGACATTCAATCCAGCCAAATTACTACTATACAAATATGTTTGATCTTTATCTACGTCGTAATCTATTTTTTTGATAGTATCACTAATAAATTCACCGGCAACATCATCTAATTTGTATGATGATAAGTTGAAGTCTCTGCGGAAATAGCTATACATATCTATTTGTAGTCGCCCCGTCATTTTGAAATATCTGAGGTCATATTCTCCACTTGCCAATACAACTTTGGTGCTTTCCAAATCTTCCGTGGTTTCTCGCGTTTCTTTGTCGTAGACCATTTTCGCCGAAAACTCGCCGCAAATTCTGGAAAATTTCATAAACTCTGTGGTGCACATATTCTCTTGTGCCCGTCTAAATAAGAACTCATAATCAAACCCGAAAATGTTGTATCCGATAATGATATCCGGGTTTTCCTTTTCCATTATTTTCGTCCACCTCAACAGTAGGTCTTGTTCTGTTTCGCAGGTTTCGATTTCGATGTTGGGTATATCATCGCAAGACCCCAACACCAAACAGTGATTCAAATAGGGTTTAGCATCACCGTATTTCATAAATGTGGACCCGATGAAGGTGACTTTATCGCCTTCCAACTTAGGGAATCCACTATTCATATCCATAAATAGCCGATTGATTTCCTCTATTTTTCTGTCACGTTCCAACACATCACTATTTAATATGTCCAAAATTGTGGTTTTGTCGTCAACGCTCTCTTTTTTATTTTTCGATTTGTACCATACACTTTGATTGTCCGCGCAATGCTCATCCGAATCACCTGTGAGTCCATTTTCTTGAGTTTCTTGTTTCAACGATTCAAACATTTGTTCGATACCTAAAATGGCGTTGTTTTTATCCAACACAATCGTTCCTATGTGTTTCTTCAAAATCGATTTCACCGCGCTTTTCACCTTTTCCTTTGAAATTTTATTAATTGGATACACATAATCCACATCATCGAATTTGCCGTGTTGGAACGCGGCCAAAATGATTTTTTCCAACAGCAATGCGCCGCGTTTAACATCGATGGTGTCTTGCGCAAGAAATATATCGACAATATTGGTGGCAAGTTTTTTGTAGCTTTTAATGGGAACCGGAAAATCGCCGTGGCTACTACTGGCTTCAATATCAAAACTACATACTTTGTATGGGACACGGGTTTCTTTTGATGTATTCGGTCGCACATATTTTTTTGAAGAGGTGTATTCGTATTTACACGTGGTGGTTTTGTTTTTCACTGTTGTGGCTTTATTTGTTTGTATGAATACCCAACCCGAAGGACTTAATTCTTGGATATGGAAATATCGGAGTAATGGGGGGATATTGCTTTCATAGAGTTCGAGTGGGGTTTTTTTGAAGACCACCGCTTTAAATTTCCGATTATTTTCACTATCGTAAGTGAAGAACATATTTTTCACGGCATTCATGGTCCTGGTATTTTTGAATTCAATACACACGAACTTGTGTGTTTTCCCTCCCGAAAATCCATATAGCTTCTTACGGTCGATCAGCTGGATGGATAATATGGCTTCGCCGAATTTCCTCAACGAATCTTTTTGTTTGAAGAATTGTAATAATTCTTGTGCGTCGGTCTCTTTCCAGTTGTCGCCAACTTTCAAGTAGAAGAATGGATTATAGTCTGTGATAGTTATAGAGGCTGTTTCACCGGTTTCGTTAATACCAAACATTTGAATACAGAATTGCTGGTTGGCAAAGGAAAGATGCTTTTCCCGACTATCATTCGACGAAACAGATTCATCATCTTTGGAATCTGTAGAAATTTTCTTGGTTTGGTCATACACATTAAAGTCGATGAGTCTGAAATTCTTTCCAATGAGTTTGCGTGATTTGTTTGGTGTCGACATATTCGTTAAAGATATGTGTATATTTCGTTTTGTATGAGTTTTCCATGAATCATTTTTTCAAATCAATTTTTTCAAATACATGTTTGACAAAATTCACATTACTTTTTAGCCCATTCTATGAACTCTTTACTTGTACGAGCCCCGCCGTAATATTCAAATGGCATTTTGGGTTTTTTCTTGAAAATAGTAGGATATCCTGATGATTCGAAACTTGGATTTTTGGATGTAAAATCATCTTCATATGTGGATTCGATATTCAAAATAATTGGAACATTTTGACCATTCTTTGCATCATTATGAAGGGAATCTTCCATTTCTTTCCAATCGTTTGTCATATTTTTACAATGTCCACACCACTCAGCGAATAATTTTCCCACATATATTTTGTCATCGGCATCTTCAATATTTTCAAACATAGTTTGTATTTCCTGCGATGGTTTCTCTTGTGTCTCTTGTGTCTCTTGTGTCTCATGTGTCTCATGTGTCTCATCTGTCTTTCGTTTCTTTGACCGTTTCTTCTTCTGTCTGGATTCTTTCTTTTGTCTTTCCTTCTTTTCTTTTTGTTTTTTTTCTTTACGAAGTTGTTTCTTTGTTTTACCTTTTGGTTGATTGGATTTGGTTCTTCGTCTTTTTGTTATAGATTTGGTCATTATATATAATTATAACATTAAAAATGACTTTCTGAAAATATTTTAGATGTTTATATTATATTGCTAATACATATGAATATTCAAAAACATTTATTTTTATTATTTGCCATATTGGTTTTCACCGCAGGTGGATATGTATACGCTAAAGAATCGATGAAACTAATAGAAAGATTTGAAGAAGGTGACGAAGATGAAGAGGAAGACGTTTCTGGGAATACGCTACCGAACCTGTCATCATCTACTTGTCCAGATATGTTGATCAAAACAAGCGAAGGACTATTGTTATACAACTCCAAAGAACCTAAATCGGAAAACAACCCCATCCCATTTTACAATTTAGATGAATACATCAACTATTTAGACACACAGCGAATTAAAGGTGTAAGATGCCCGGTATTGTATTTTCAGGAGGAACAAAATACCCAAGGCGACACTGTATACAGAAACCGACCAAGTCCATTCGACGCACAAGGCGGTCTTCCTCAAACAGTTCCACTATTTAGAGAAGCTCCTAAAATAGTTCCCGTCATTAATTCCGCGGATGATAGCAACATCTACAACAATAATATGTATAATGGATTTGATCCATACGGTCAACAACAAGGACAATACACACCAATCGATAAAATACACGAATCTACCCAACAATCATCCAATAGTGATAACCCGATGGATACAAACTGGGGTGGTGTTGTACACACTCAAAAAGTAGTGGACTCTGGAAAATACGAACATCGCGAAGTCGAACCACCCAACAAAAATATGTTTGCGGCCAAGAATACTACATTACGACCAAATATGATGTAATACGTATTCAAACTAATTATTCGTGGTTCTCGATAAATAAATTATGTATGTTTTGTGCACAGATTTTACTGATTTTCCGGTGTTTTCCATCGCTCGCCTCATATGTAATGTCATTCATACAATCCGGATCACTTTCCAGGCGACTTAACAGATTAGAAAATGTTCCAAACTTACTCATTATAGCCGCGGCTGATTTAGAAGATATTCCGGGAATCTGACACAATACGATTCGTCCAATGTTTTCGCGCGTGATATTATCCTTCTTCACTTTTTTCACAACCTGACTATAGTCACACGGTGGTTCTCGAACTTCAGATTCATTTTGAGTTTTCATCGTGTGTGGATAGCACGGAGGAACCCCCTTTATAAAATTGCGGCTGATCTTATTGGCCATTTGTAGGACCAATTCAGCGGTTTCCAGGACTGAAGCGGTTCTCAGAACGCTGAATCCTTTGAAATAATTCAGGGATGTAATACACGAATAAACCAGTTTTCTCTCGCCTAAACTTTTCAAAGAGTTCATTGGTCCTTCGATGATGTACAATATATTGTGTATGGGAAACCCGCTGGAATGAATAAGTCGATGAGATTGTTCTTCATATCGTCCATCTTTGATACTTGCTAAAAGGTCTTTGAGACTCTTGCGTTCAATAAGTATGACATCGTTCGAATCGTCTGTTTGGATTAGAATATCACCAATAGTTAGCTGGCTACTCATAATGGTTGCTCCATCATCACCAGATTGGTTCATTGGAATAATTTTCTCATACAGATCACGTTCTCTATTATCCAACGTAATTTTCATTATAATACAAATACTATAATGAAATATGTGTAAAACCATTAAGTAGTTTTACTAAATGAATTTACTAAATGAATCGCAAATACCTACACACTAAAACTGTCGAATTAATGGTAATATGTGGTTCTAACATCGCCACCGATAGGTCTTGATGGGCGAACAGCACCGGTATATCTGAGAGTTCTCAGACAGCTTAACTTGCCACAAGGCACGACTGACTTTCCGACAGAGTTAGTTCCGAAATGAATCGATGTCCACGATTCACGGCCCACCATGTATGGAAAACCGGCCTTCTTGTTTCCACCTCCTTGGTCTTGGTTATTTGTTTGAGCATAGTTTCTAGCTCTGGATGCAGAATTTGAGAGTCCCATAATATATACTTACTAAATATATTTTATTTTCTGAAACCATATAAAAATAATTTGTCTATTATACTAAATAGAATTCATTTTATTATTCAAAATAACATGAATCCTAATAGTGATGATGTAAGAATTGAAAAAAACGCAAATGGTGTTGATACATTTGTGTTTGACCCATATAATCCGCTAAATGTTGAAATCACTGTTAATGATGTACACAATCTTTTGAAACGGTATGGAATCAATTTACCTGTGACAAACTTCAATTTATATAAACGAGCGTTCATACACAAATCGTATTTAAAACGTAGTCAAGAAGAAAACAAAAATAATAACATAATCATTGTCCCTCAACCAAGCGATTGTATGCCGTTGCACACTAAATCAAATGAACGATTGGAATTTATCGGGGATGGGTTATTGGAAGCAATCACAAAATGGTTATTGTATAGACGATTTCCTAAAGCTGATGAAGGATTCATGACGGAGAAAAAGATTGCTATGGTCAAGAATGAAGCAATCGGTAAGTTAGCGCAAGAAATGGGACTCGACAAATGGTTCATTATGTCTAAACATACAGAAAGTAAAAACACACGTGGTAATTTGAAAAAGTTGGGATGCTTATTCGAAGCTTTTCTTGGTGCTATGTTTTTGGATTTCAATAAATTAAGTGTGAAAGATGAAGATGGGTGGTTCGACAATGTATTTCTAACAGGGCCCGGCTTTCAAATGGTGCAGATTTTCTTAGAAAATGTATTTGAGCAACACGTAGATTGGATGAACCTCATACAAAATGATGACAATTACAAAAACATACTACAAATTCGAATACAGAAAGAATTCAAAACTACTCCATATTATATGGAAATAAACGAATATAGTGTTGAGTTGGGATATCGTATGGGAGTATACCTATGTTTAGGACAACCCACATTCGGTCTAACACATCATAATAGTATAGGGTATTCCAGGTTTTCATCTTTCTCTGACATACATCAATATATGTCAGAAAATGGGAAAATATTTTTATTTTTAGGAGAAGGTGTTCACAAAATCAAGAAGAAAGCCGAGCAAATTGCGTGTGATGAGTCTATACGACATTTATTAAAATTTTAATACATTTTTAATGGTATATAATATATAAAAATATACATTCTATTATATACACAAGAAATACTAAGTAAATGGATAATTTTGATATTGCTTCATTAAAGTTGAAAAAAAATCCATCTATCCGAAAATCGGTTTCAATATCGGTGAAACCCACCAAGACGGTTTTTGGTTCTATTTCCAAGAAAGTCGATGACCTTTCTATTGATGAAGACAAAAGTGAAAAGGAACTGGATAAAGAAGTAGATGAAGACAAAGATGAAGAAACCGCAAAAGAGGAACAAGATAAAGAGGACGAGACTCCTATTAAATTGATGGTGTTTGATAAACGAAAAACTGCCTTTATAAATCGAAATAATATTCTGGAAAGGATTAATGAAACGCTCGTTGAGAATCGTATTATTTCCAAGGCTCCCGTGGTTCTTGAAAATACTTCGATCACAATACAAACGAAACCTCTAAAGGAACCCGAAGACAAGGATTCCGGTGAAGACAAGGATTCCGGTGAAGAAAAGGAATCCGGTGAAGAAAAGGAATCCAGCGAAGAAAAGGATTCTGGTGAAGACAATGAATCCGGCGAAGAAGAAACACCACAAAAAATAATTAAGAAAAGGCAAAAGAAGTCATCGAAGAAAGGTGATGGTGATGGTGATGATGAAGATGGCGATGACATTGATTTCACAGTAGTAAAATTGGGGTCCAAAATAGTTACTGACCGTTTACCACCTCCTCAAAAACTTTTACTGAAAGCATCACCACAATACTTGTATAATCGAAAAATATTCACTCAAAAACTATCAAAATTACTGGACCCCTACAGAGAGGAACTGGAGAAAAGTGATGACGCGATTAGTTGTGCGACTTTGCGTAATTCAAGCAATGGTGCTTTCAAACTATTAACCCATCAAAAAATCGTCACAGATTATTTGAATTTGTATACTCCTTACAGAGGATTATTATTGTATTACTCTCTTGGTTCTGGTAAAACTTGTACATCTATTGCTATAGCAGAGGGTATGAAGAGCGAAAAACAAGTTGTGTTGATGACTCCTGCGTCTTTAAAAATGAATTTCTTCTCGGAATTAAAGAAATGTGGTGATTTGTTATATCGAAAAAACCAATATTGGGAGTTTATAAGTTTAGACGGAGAACAAGACACAATAAGGATTTTGACAAAGGCCTTAGGATTACCAAAAACATATATCGAGAAAAAACGTGGAGCGTGGATGGTGGATGTGAGAAAACCCGCTAATTTTGCGCAGTTGTCTGAGAGCGACCAAGAAAGCGTTGATGAACAGTTGAATCAAATGATCCGGGCAAAGTATATCGATGTGAATTACAACGGTCTCAGTCAAAAAAAACTGGAAGAGTTCACACACGGTAATACCAAGAATCCGTTTGACCATAAAACAGTAGTAATAGATGAAGCCCATAATTTTGTGTCCCGAATAGTGAATAGTCTCAAGGACAAAAAATCGATTTCAAACATACTGTATAACTATTTGATGGATGCAACTGATGTCCGTATTGTATTGTTGACAGGAACACCCATCATCAACTATCCCAACGAAATAGCTGTATTATATAATTTGTTGCGAGGGTACATCAAAACTTGGAATTTCAATCTCCGTAGCACAGGTGAAACAAGTGTTAAGAAAATCGATACAGAGACGTTGATGTCTATCTTCAAAAACAGTGGATTCACAAATTACGATTACATCGATTACAGTGGAAAAGAAAACGGTTTATTGACAATAACACGTAACCCATTTGGCTTTGTCAACACATATGATATGAAATCAACGAAAGCACATAAAGGAGGTGCCACAAAAACCAAGAAAAATATCCCCAAACCAACAAACTCAAAAACAAAGAAAAATATTCAAGACTTGGAATTCTTTAAACAAGAGGGCGGGGAAAAAACCATAACTAGAACGAATGGACCTCCACAAAAGGGTGCTGGATTATTCGAAGATTACAAAGGGATGAAACTCGACGAGTCGGGTAATTTAACGGACAGCGACTTTAAAAAGGCAATAGTGAAAATATTAGGAATGAAGAAGATAGATATTGTAGGAAGAGTCACAGTAGAAAAATACAAATGTCTTCCCGATGATTCAGCCAAATTCTTGGAGTTGTTCATTAATCCAAATAATGGCGAGGTCATAAATAAAGACTTATTTCGACGACGTATTGTGGGATTAACATCATATTTTCGAAGTTCCCAAGAGAAATTAATGCCGCGATTGGAAACAACTGAACGGGGTGAAAACATATACAAGGAAATGGTTGATATGAGTGATTTTCAGTTTGGGATTTATCAGAAAGTCAGAAAAGAAGAACGCGACAGAGAAAAGAGTATTAAGAAACGCGCCAAGAAAAAGTCGGCAATGGCTCAAGCAGTAAATGAAGCGACCACTGCAGAGGTATCGTCATCGTATCGTATTTTTTCGCGTTCAGCGTGTAATTTTGCGTTTCCAGCGGAATACCCGCGACCGTTGCCGGACAAGGGTGACAAATCCATAACTGAAAATGAGTTGAATGGTGTCACACAGAAAATGCTGCAAAATATGGAAGATTATATCGGGGAAACGGATGGTAACGACGAGGCAATTGACGAAGAGGTAAATTCGTACCAACAACGAATCAATAAGGTTCTCGAGATTCTAAAATACAATCCTTTGAATCCAAGAGAACAAGAATTCTTAACCAAAGACGGACTGAAATTATACAGTCCTAAGTTTTTGAGGGTGTTGGAGAACATAGAAGATGAATCTCACGAAGGACTCCATCTATTATACAGTCAATTTAGAACAATTGAGGGAATAGGAATTATGAAGTTAGTGTTGGAAGCAAATGGATTTGCCGAGTTCAAACTGAAGAAATCCGAAGGCGGTGAATGGACGTTTGAATTTTCAGAAGAGGATAAAGCGAAACCCAAATTTGTGTTATACACCGGAACAGAAACCGCCGAAGAAAAGGAAATTATTCGTAACATTTACAATAGTTCTTGGGAAATGGTTTCACCAAATATTGTTGAGAAACTCAAACACATATCTCCAAATAATTTTATGGGCGAAATAATCAAACTGTTTATGATAACATCATCCGGAGCTGAAGGAATTAATCTGCGCAACACACGATATGTCCACATCGTGGAACCTTATTGGAATATGGTTAGAATAGACCAAGTGATTGGTAGGGCGCGTCGTATTTGTAGCCACGAAGACTTGGATGAATCGTTGAGAACCGTAAAAGTATTCTTGTATGTATCGACCTTGTCCCAAGAACAAAGGAATAGTGATAAAAACGAAGAAATGCGTATAAATGATTTGTCCAAGAGAGATGGAAAAACGATTCATACCACCGATGAAACACTATTGGAGATAGCGAATATCAAAAAGGAAATCAATCAACAAATATTGATGTCTATGAAAGAAACCGCTATAGATTGTTCTTTATACAGCAGTAAATCCGACGAGAATATCGTGTGTTATGGTTCTCAAAAACAGATCCGTTCGAATGATTTTAATTCGTATCCTACACTTGAACAAGACCGTGAAATAAAAGACGCCGATGAATTCGAAAAAATTACTTGGAGTGGTATTGAGGTAATTGACCCATTGAGTGACCACAGATATGCGTTGAATGAAAAAACAAAGGATGTGTATGATTTAGATAGTTATCATAGAGCGCGACAAGGACAAGGAACGTTGAAGAAGGTTGGTGTGTTCATAAAGGATAAAAAGGGGTGGGGAATTGAATTTATGAAATGATATTTGTGATATTTGTGATATTTGTGATATTTGCGCGTGTTTTTTATATGCGAATTATATAAAAAACCCAATTCCAGTATGAAAAAGATTAGTTTAATAAGTGTATTATTCATACTATCAATAATAGCCGGGGTCGTATGTCTCTACACCAATGTGAAAACGCTCGAAAACTTCGAAAACTTCGGAGACTTTAGCAAATACACAAATGTAGAACAAGACCCTCCTAAAAAGATTGCGTTTTGTTTTTTGATATACGATAAAATAAACCATCTGGAGCTATGGGAAAAGTTTTTCGAAGGTATTGACCCCGATAAATACAACGTCTATATTCATTACAAATCCAACCAAAATCTTGGAAATTTCGATAAGTATAAACTTCCTAAATGTGTGGAAACAAAATGGGCGGATAAGTCGTTAGTCAAGGCATCCAATCTCTTGTTTACAACCGCTTTTAAAAAGGATTCAAACAATTATAAATTCGTTTTGCTTAGTAATTCGTGTATTCCTCTCAAACCATTTAATGCGGTTTATGATTTTCTCACACAAAATAACAAGGGGCATATAAACTCATTTGAAATCGACCGGTGTGGATATTATTGTAAATCCAAATTCAATCGTGCCTACCCACATTATTTGGCTAAATGTAGTCAGTGGGTTATTTTGAATCGGTTGTTGGTAGAAAAAATCGCATCTGTTGACGAACAAGTGATTGACAAATGGTTTTCGGATATTTGGGCACCGGATGAAATATTCTATTATTCCTTTATCAAATTAAATAATTTGGAAGACCAAGTGAAAGTGTCTAAATTCTCCTCTAACGACGCCACTACATTTATATATTGGAATGGAATGGATTACAAGTTCAATGATCCAATCCACGAGGCAAAACACAAAGTAAAAACATCTCTCCTCAAAAACTATGAAGAAATAAGTGACGAAGAAATAGGGTATCTAATTAATTCAGTGTGTCTTTTTGGACGGAAATTCACTTCTAATTGTTTGGTTGTTTCTGAAAATGATCGTCAAACACCCATCAAAAATTATCTGTCTAATTATATTTAAGAAATATGATATAAAAGTGTTTTTTATATTTTACTAAAGGTATTCTGTAGGATATGAACGAATCGAATAATGTGATGACGTTAAAAACTGTTCAAGTATCCTCTTTTAAGTTTCTGGCCACGGCGATTAAGGATATTCTCACGGATGCATCTATAATGTTTTCGAAAAACGGACTGCGAATTATTAATTTCGACAAAACTCATACAATATTGGTTAATGTGGTGCTTCACGCAAGTAAGTTCGAGAAGTATGACTGCGACCCGGATAAGATAATCATTTGCGCGAATACCCTTCATTTATTCAAGGTTATTTCTACTATGTCAAATGACGATACACTTTCAATATATATCGAAAATGACGATTATCACGATGGTGTTGTCTCCCATTTGGGTTTACAATATGATAATGGTGATATCAAACAGTGTTATACACAGAAACTGCGGTTGATTGAGCCGGATAATGAAGAGCTCATTGTTCCAGATGTCACCTATTCGACGGTGATCAATTTGCCAACATCGGATTTCCAAAAGATTATCCGTGATTTGAATGGTATTTCAGACCGTATTGAGATTAAGTCTGTGGGGTCGGACTTGATATTTTCTTGCGAAGGTAATTTCGCAAGCAGTCGGATTTTGCGTTCGGAATCGGATGGTTCGATGGAGTTTATTCAAAAACCAGATGCGTCTGTCGTTATTCAGGGTGAGTTTTCGCTAAAGTCTTTGAGCCATTTCATTAAGTGCACGCCATTGTGTAGTAATTTGGAGATGTATTTGGGCAATGATTTGCCTCTTATTGTAAAGTATGATGTGGCATCTTTGGGTGAAATCAAGTTGTGTTTGGCACCTTTGCCTCCATCATAAAAACAAAATTTAATCGATGATGATAGAAAGAGATGAAATAGAGTTCAAGTAATATATAAAGGTATTACTTGAATAAATACGAGGTGGTTGGTACGGATCAAACTCTCATCTTGTATAAAACAAATGCCAGAAACAATCCAAAAAAGTTTTTAGAGAACAGATCAAGAACATTATATAAAATGTTTTTCCATTTGTATGATAATAGAGATGCTACTCCATACAACGCCCATATGGTGGAGAAATACCAAAATGTGGATTTCCCGATGAAAGAATACTTTGCGAATTCCTCGTAAATAATGTAGAACATCGCGAAAAATGGTAAGAACCCAAGAAGTGTTCCGGTTGTGTAGGAGAAAACCTTCATTTCCGAAGCATATCCAAAACCCAACATAAGAGTATTCAACGCGAATATTGACGCTATCGGCACAATGTGTTCCATCGTCATTTTATACAGAGACGTATTCTGTTTATTGTTAACAAAACTCAAATACATTGAATATGTGTACAACATCGAAGGCGTTGTTACTATCCAGTCATAATACCGTATTGGCGTGATATTACCGATGTTTGAGAAATTGGAAACCATCCAAACATAAAACGAGGCTTCTACAAATTGAACCAACAATTCTATAATCAGTAGCCACTTTATTATATTGGCAGACGTATCATATTTGAGGGTGAGTACATAGACATCAATAATTCCTGTTATAGTTTGTATATAAAATGACGCTAATCCTGTTTTATACACTAAATCATTTGTGTTCGACATATGAACCCAATGGATATATATATATTTATTCACGGATATAAATATATACTTCTTTATTAAAATTCAGGTTCGTGTTTCTTAAACAAACACCCCTGTTTCATTATATTTTCAATAGGGACTATCATATCAGGGTCTTGAATCTCCGTATTCTCTAACCATATTTTCACAATACAAAAATGCTTTTTGGGCGAGATTGTGATTCCATTCACACACTCATTTTTGATTTTTAAAAGACTTTCTCCGCAAGTAAGATAAAACAAATTTTTCCATACTTGTTCGGCATTTTTATTACTCACCTTGAATGAAAAACACCCACCGCACCGGTTTCGTTTATCCTCCCATCGAGGGGTAATACCATCTCTCATCAAAAACAACATAGTATTTGTAATTATGTGACCACCAAATTTACTATTGAGAGAAACAACTTCTTCAACAGTATTCAATTTATTCAATATTATCGTATAACTTGATAAATCCCAGTTTTTATTGTCTGGTAAATGGTAATACAAATTCCATTTATCATACAATTTGTATTTAGTGTCGTTTAAAGTTTTAGACACACTCATTAGGCAAAGCACCTATATATATATATATATATATTCAAATTTTTATCTTTATATTGTTTATTATTTATTTTCCACATTTTACGCATCCGTGAGAATTCGGTAGTCATCGTCATTGATTTCCACATACTGATTATGCATTAGTTCAACATAGTTCATATTATTATCAAGAAGTAACAGTTTATAATTCAGATCAAACACATATTCTTCCGATTGGTATGCCAAAGCTCTAAATACGAATTCTTGACTAAATAGTTCATTGTGTTTGACATACCAACTATTAGGAATCTCCAAATTAATCTGGGTTATCATTCGTGGATGAGTATAAACAATTGAAATAAACCGGATTTGTGATTGCGTGTATTTGGTCAAATCGAGTTTGACTGGAAGTTGTCGCGACACATAATACAACGACGAACCCGAACTTTCAAATTTTGTTATAAAAAGGGGGTCATCAGTTTTGTGTGTCATATATTTGCTTTTCTCAAATAATAGAACGTCGTTAATGCTATCCACAACAATGGTGCTACACAACCCGCTCTCAATACTAATGACCATTTCATTATATTTAGGTCTTTCAAAATACTCATATGAAATATAGGAAATAGATGTCCAATTTGTATGAAATGGTTCTACCTTCATATTTTTCATAACACCATACGAATAGGTTTTGAGATATGATAAATAATCTATCGTGTTAGCAACCATCGGGTCTGAGTCATATAACATATTGAATCCCACTTGAGAATAATACATAAATGTTCCATACATTAAAACTCCGTTTAATGCCACTCCATAAAACATATTCATCATTTTTGTGCTCAGCACATCAAAATAATCATCAAATGTCTTATATGATTCTTCTGGAGTCTTTGTTTCGGTAAATGGTTCATATTGGTCTATATCATTCAAAGAAATATCCATTACAGGTTTAGGGTGGCTATCCATTTAACAATACACAGTTTTAATCTTTATATTTATTTTGTTATCTCATTTTGTTTCATCATTCTGTTTCAATCGAACATACTCAGACACAAAGTCCCCATCCATAGTTATAGAATGAGTCAAAATATTTGCCAGAATATTTACTGTGTGTTGATTCTGATAAATATCGTTGTATGCATAATCATAGGCCTCATCTAAGAGAGTCTGTGCTTCTTTATCAAACAAATCCTTTATGTAATCTGAATAGCCTCCTCCGTCGTTTTCATCCGAGTTTTCATTAAAAAAAGTCTTCAACTTCGTTCCCATCCCATATTTCCCAATCATTTTTTTGGCAATGGAATTCGCCTGCTTCAAATCTTGTTGAGCTCCCTGAGAAACAAAATCATCGCCATAAAACACGGATTCAGCGGCTTTCCCTCCCAAACATACAATCAATCGTTTCATCAAAAGGTCTTTTGTGTATAACCCTCCATCTACTATATCCGCGCGGGGTTTGAAAGATGTAAATCCTCCCGCTCCATTATACGTGCTCTGTATAGATACCTTCTTCAGCTCAAAATACTTTTCAAACGATGCTGCCAAAAACGCGTGACCAATTTCGTGGAGCGAAACTCTCAATATCGCATCATCGCTCCGTGTATCATTGTCTTTGATAATTCCCACAGTTAGTTTCTGTAACGCATCTTCAATATGTTCGCTTGTTATCATAGTTTGTCCAACACGAACAGCATTTATGGCCGCCTCGTTCACCAAGTTCTTCAATTCTGCTCCGGAAAATCCAGCGGTTTCTACTGCCAAATTGTCTACATCTATATCTATGTCATATGTCTTGTTCAATAAGTGAACGCCCAATATAGATCGACGACTGGATGTATCGGGTAAAGGAATGTTAATTATACGGTCAAATCGACCGGGCCTCAACAACGCATCATCCAATACATCCTTGCGGTTTGTCGCACCTATAACTAATATATCATCATTCTGTGTGAATCCGTCCATCTCCGCTAAAATCTGATTTAATGTTTGCTCTCGTTCATCATTCCCTGCGTTCAATCCGGTGCCGCGTCTTTTCCCGACTGCGTCTATCTCATCCATAAATATAATACACGGGCTTTGTTCTCGAGCTTGACGAAATAAATTGCGGACTTTCGATGCCCCCATTCCAACAAATAATTCTACAAATTCACTGGATGAAACCGAAATAAAGTTGGCATCACATTCACTCGCTATAGCTTTGGCGATTAACGTTTTACCGGTTCCAGGAGGGCCTTCCAACAAAATACCGCGGGGAACCTCCGCGCCTACTTCTCGATATTTAGTGCGATTATTCAAATACGATACTACTTCGGTGCATTCTCGGAAAATCTCGGGGCTTCCCGCCCAACTTGACAACGAAATGTTGGCTTTGATCATATTCACCTTATCATCTTGTTTGATGTTGCCGAAATTGCTTAACGAATTAGTCGGACCCATCGGATTAGGACCACCACCACCTCGAAATAGTGTCAAGGCCGCACGGAAAAACACGAATACGACAGTCGATACGAATAGTCCATTAAACATCGTAAATAGGGTGTCTATGCCACTTTGTAAGGGCGAATTGTACGGGTCAAGAATCGTTACCGGAATATCATTTCTGGTGGCTTTTTCTATTATCATTTTTGAAACGCTCGCATCGATGTTTGTTACACTATAATCTTCTATGTCATACACCCCATCACCATTCACATCTTTCCTTGCGAATGCCTTTTTCATATCATTCTTCAAAAATATGGTGTCAATATTGTCGACATTTTGCAATAACCCGCTTATACTTTGTTGTTGTAAAATGTTTTCATTTATCAAAGGGTTTATCGAGACATACCTCCGAATACTTTTATCGTGTGTCTTTTTACAAAGAAATCCACCAACAGGAACCAACGACATTAATAACGCGGATATTCTCATATTATAGTATTTAGAGTCGTTTGTTTATATTTTATCGTTCAATAAATATTATGATTTTATATGTTTTCAACAAACCAGAGATACACATACAATATACATACACAAGTCCGAGATACACAAAATATATTGGTAAAATTATATATACTTTTAGAGTATACACGATTCGCCTCCCTATATGAATCTGGAGACCACAACTAAAAAAAAACTCGTCAAGCCCAAATCGAATAAATCCGTAAAAGTATATAGTAAACAGAGTGAAATTGAAGAGAAAATTGAGAGAATTAAAGCAATTGTCCGAGAACAACGACAAAGAGAAAACAGTAAACTACGAAAAACACATAAAATCCAACCCGAAACGGTTATATCTAATATTTCCAAAAAACATCATAAAAAAAATATACAATCTTATAAAAAGGACGTTATGGAAACGCCAAAAAAAGGAAATACTCCAAAACAACACATTAAAGCCTTCCTTAAATCCGGGATCAAATACATCGAATCCCTTGATGAAACGGACATCGAGAAAATATTGAAAGTAACTAATGAAGCCTACCGTAATGATAAACCAATTATCACTGACAATGAATACGATATTGTGTTTGATTACATGAAACACAAATATCCCGAGAATCATATCACGAAAAATATCGGGGCACCCATAAAGGGCAAAAACAAGGTGAAACTACCATATGAAATGGCATCTATGGACAAAATCAAACCTGAAACCGGTGCCATCAAAAAATACATTTCTAAATATCAAGGACCGTACGTATGTTCCTGTAAATTAGATGGTGTAAGTGGTATGTACGTTACTGACCGTAACGGTAACGGGAAATTATACACTCGAGGTGACGGAAAAACCGGTCAAGACGTATCACATTTGATCGAAGTTCTCAATTTACCCAAACACGAAAATTATGTGGTTCGCGGCGAATTTATCATAAAGAAAGATGTCTTCGATACCAAATACAAAACTAAATTCGCCAATTCTCGCAACTTGGTATCCGGAATCATAAACCGTAAATCCATCGATAATAAGACGGCAGACGTGGATTTTGTTGCGTATGAAGTCATCGACCCACCTTTGAAACCGAGTGAACAAATGGCTAAACTCGAAGACCTCGAACACACCGTTGTCAAACACATACTCCGCGAAAATATCACTAACGAAGCCCTGTCGGAAATACTGATGGACTGGCGCGCTAATTACGAGTATGAAATAGACGGTGTGATTGTGACCAACGACGAGATTTACCCGCGAAAATCGGGGAATCCGGACCATTCGATTGCTTTCAAAATGGTTATTGGAGATCAACTGGCCGAGACCCGAGTGTTGGATGTTGAATGGAATGTTAGCAAGAATGGGCTATTGAAACCTCGGATTAAAATCGACCCTATACAATTGCGAGGTGTGCGGATTGAATACACATCGGGTTTCAACGGGAAGTTCATACACAATAATAATATTGGTATCGGGGCTGTATTGCAGATTGTGCGAAGTGGTGATGTTATTCCATATGTGAAGAAAGTCGTGACCCCGGCTCAAAGACCGCGAATGCCGGATGTTCCTCATATTTGGGACAAAAACCACGTGGAACTTTTAGTGGAAAACGCTCACGAAAGTTCTGCTGTGAAATCCAAAAATGTGGAAACATTCTTTTCAAACATTGACGGAATAGGTCCGGGTAATATCAAGCGCATTTATGAAAAGGGATATGATTCTATTTCGAAAATACTGAAGATGTCTGTAGATGATTTCTTAAGTATAGAAGGATTCAAAAAGAAACTCGCGGAAAAAATACACGCGAATATCAAAGACAAAATCGAAAATGCCGACTTGCTGGAAATAATGGACTCTTCCAACAAATTAGGTAAAGGGATCGCACGCAGGAAACTCAAACTTATATTGGACGCATTCCCAGACATATTGCAAGATGAAGCGACGGACCAAGAGAAAATCGACAAGTTGAAAACCATTAGTGGTATAGGCCGCGAAAACGCTACGGAGTTTGTCAAACACATCCCATTATTTATGGAGTTTTTGAAAGAATGTGGTTTAGAAGGAAAACTCGACCGGATTTCTGTGGAGGAAATCCCAAAAGGGGATAAGGACCATAGATTGTATGGAAAGAAAGTGGTCATGACGAAATTTCGCGATAAAGAAATAAGTGACCGCTTGAAAGACATCGGTGCGTTTGAAGAAAATTCGATGAAGAAAGACACATATGTTTTAGTTGTGAAATCTTTGGAGGATGTTTCTTCGAAAACTGAGTATGCGAAAAAACACGAGATTCCTATTGTATCTATCGATGTTTTTAAAGAGGAATATCTGGAATGAATATATATAAATTGGAAAATGCCTCGCAAATTGAAAACGACTACGTTTAGGAAAACTCAACACAAGAAAAAACCGAGAAAATCATACAAAAAATCTAACGCTAAAACTTATAGAAGAAAGAAAGTTGTTGGTGGTGTTAACGAAGGAAAATCTACGAAAGAACCTGCGAAAAAAGCATCTAAAATAAGTTGCCCGAAACAAACGCCTTTATCCGGAATTAAAAGAAGTAAAACATCATTTAATCTTCAAGGAGATTGCGAAAAAGCGCAAGATAAAGCATGTGATGAGTTACCTGGTTTGTTAGCCAAACTGAACAATGACACAAAATAAAATCATTGAAAAAATCATATTTTGAATGATTTAGGAAAATTATCAGGATAGGTTCTCAAATTTGTAAAAATAGAAACCCTAAAAAAATACCCTCCAAAAAATAAAAACGCGAAAAAAAATAATTTCTAAACAGGAAATATTTTTGGGACATTCGAGAACCATTCATTTGATTAGAAATCATTTCAAACCGGTTCCAAGTGATATATATGGTGTATGAAAACAATGAGTGATTCACGTTCGTCGCGACGTAATAAACCAATAAGGGTATTCACTTGCACAAATACGTCGGTGGATTTCAATAATCGCATAGTAGTATCATATATAAAAGATTCACTCTTGTCCTGGAAATAAGGTAGTCGTCTCCAATACTCATAATATTTATTACTATATCCGTACATAAGAGGAATATCTTGATTATTGAATCTAGTAATATCATTTGATACCCAATCCATAATTTCACGCGGATTATCATATTCTGGATATAGTGTGTTATAAAGGTCGTATATTTCACTACGAAATGCAATGAAATTCTTGATATCCTTCAGCAAAAACTCAGGTTGTGGGTTGTATGTAAACGGCATAATATGTTCACGCATTAATTCCACTGGTAGTTTGTCGAGCAAGTATGGTTTCAACATTTATGTAATACATTTATTTATGCTTATATACATTTTTTGTTTTAGAATGTTTATAAAAACAAAAGTATGGTTCTCAAATATGTAAAAATGAAAACTTCTAAAAAAATACCCCTCAAAACTAAAAACGCGAAAATAATTATTTTCTAAACAGGAAATATTTTGGAAGATTCGAGAACCGTTGATTTAGGAACGTCTGAAGAACAAGCGTAAACTGAGTTGGTAACAAGTGATGATACACAGTCCAAGAAATCCAGAAGATCCAAGAGACTTTAACTAGAATATAATTTTGATTTAATCTATATATTATATATGAAATCAAAGAAACAGATTAGACATAGAAACAAATCCAATAAATTTAGGAAAATGAAGGGTGCTGGACCAACGTTCAGTAGGCCTAGTATTACTCTTCTTAGTAATAAAGTTAGACAACAAGCATTAGTGGATGCTCGGGCACAAGATAAGGATAGAGAGGAACGGATAAAGAAGACTCAAGATACTGATAGACTTCGTAATGTAGCTGTAGTCCTTCAGGAACAGGAGTTTCCTGAAATTGCTAGTTTTAATTTAGCAGCAAAAGGGATGATTGATGAGCACTCTTTTAAAAGATTGAAAGCACAATATTTTCAGAGTCCAAGATACTTAAATAAAGTTAAAGAAGAATCGTACACCCTATGGGATGGGATGAATCAACCTTTTGAATTGAATGAAATTTTTAGAGATTTTATGAATATATATAATGATAAACGACCAGAAGATTCAAAGTTAAGAGATACAGAACCACAGCAACACCAGTATTTATATTATACGTTTATAAAAAGTTTAGTAGTTTCTAAAAATGAATTTAATGAATTATATAATAACGTAGTTGCGAGAGATGAAGATAATAGGAACTACATGGATGACAATGCTTGGGATAGAGAAGAAGAAGAGAATTATATATATCCACAACATTTTTTTGATGGTATTGAAAATGAAATATTATTTTATGAAAGCATATTGGAAGCAATTAAAAAATATGAACCCTTAAATAAAGTTAAAAAAGAATCGTACAACCTATGGTCTGGAATGAATCGTTATGAATTGAAGAAAATTTTTAGAGATTTTGTGAATATCATTTATAAACGACCAGCAGATTCAAAGTTAAGAGATACAGGTGTAGAGCATAGGTTGTACGATTTTTTTGTAAACAACGGATCTGTACTGAATGACACTAAAGAACAATTCAATAAAGTATATAATGAGATAGTTGAGAATAAATTAGATCCACAACATTTTTTTTATGGTATTGAAAATGAAATATTATTTTATGAAAGCATATTGGAAGCAATTGAAAAATATAAACAACCAGGAATAGTTAGAGGTGGAAAGCGTAAAACAAAGAAGCGTAAAAGCCGAAGACGTAAAAGTAGAATATATGTGTATAAAAATAAAAGTTAGGTTCTCAAATATGTAAAAATGAAAACTTCTAAAAAAATACTCCTCAAAACTAAAAACGCGAAAATAATTATTTTCTCTACAGAATATATTTTGGAAGATTCGAGAACCGTTTATTTAGGAATGTTTATAAAAATAAAATTATGGTTCTCAAATATGAAAAAATTATTGGAGAAAATGTAAATATAAATAATAAAACGCAAAGTTTAAAATATAAATAATTTCTTCGTAAAAAATATTACCATTTATATTTATTCCAATTAAAATTAGAGTGAGAATTTCTAAATATAATGATGTCTTAAGTATTATGTCACAGTTTTGTAAGTAGCAATGTCTAATCATAAAAAATAATATTGCAAGAAAAACTACACCGGCAAAATAATAATGAATTATATGCGTTTCATTTACGCAAATGAGGCCATATATTCCAATTAATAATATACAAATTATTATTTGAGAATATTTATCATCTCTTTCAAATTCATATAATAATGTTCCTACGCCCATTAAACACATAAAAAATAAGATATAATGTTTACAGTTTTCGTCACATATTATATTAGATACGCTATAATTAGAACTATATCTATAAACCACACTAGCAACTGGTAATAAATAACAAAGTATCATGAATGATAATAACGTGGTTTTATTCATTATACATATTTTAGATATTTTATGTGGTAGGTTCTCAAATATGTAAAATGAAAACTTCTAAAAAAATACCCCTCAAAACTAAAAACGCGAAAATAATTAATTTCTATACAGGAAATATTTTAGAAGATTCGAGAACCGTTGATTTAGGAATATCAGAAATATCCATTTTGGATCTATTTTGGAATGTTTTATGAATATTTAGGAATATTTATAAAAATACAAAGAATGGTTCTCAAATATGTAAAAATGAAAACTTCTAAAAAAATACCCCTCAAAACTAAAAACGCGAAAATAATTAATTTCTATACAGGAAATATTTTTGGACGATTCGAGAACCATTCGAGAACCAACGAACGAAATTATTATTTATATATTCAATAATATAAATATATATAAATAATAACTAGTAATATGGAGCACAGATTAGATTACGTAATGAATAAAGAAGAACAGGCAGCAAGTATAAAGAAGAATATTGAGCATTACAATAATACTTACAATAATTGCATACTGTCAAGTGAAGAAAAGAAACAATCGTTTCAACAACCGTGTTCATATTATTTAGAAAAATACGAATATTTCAAAAAGTTGGATATAAATACAAACGATAAACCCGCATCGAAATCCATTAAATGATAGGTATACCTTCCTTTTCATTTGCTGTTTTTTGTAGGGTTTGTAGAGTCAATAATCTGGTTGCCAATACGTCTTTTTCTTTCTGTAAACTATTTTGTAAGTCTGGTTCATTTTGAATAGTTTCATCACTCAATAAAGAAACTTTAAAGTCAACATCATCGATGTCGAGCTGAACAGAGTCTATTTCATTTTTCAGAAGAAACGCAGATGTAGTTTTGTCACAATTTTTTCGGTATTCCGAGGTTTTATCATTATATTTAGCAATAGAATCTGATGCCATATTAGATATTGATTCAATCTCTTTTTTACTTGAATTCATCGTCAAACTGGTAGAGACCTCCATTGATATGTGTGATGACTCAGCAATAGATTCAATAATCGCAGGGTCCACTGTTGTGTTTAAGTATTTGTCTATGGTAGTTTTATCATTTATAATTTCTTTAAGTGCGATCTTGTTAGAAACAGTATTAAGTAGGTGATTGAAAACTTTTTCAGATTGCGATTGACTTCCATTACCAAGCCCAAACTCATACCAGTAACCATCAGTATGTCCTATACCTTTGCCATCGCCAAACTGTGTGTTCTTGAAATGAGTTTTTTTTTTCTCCCAAAACTTTAAAAACGCAGATTGACATTCTGTAGGATTTTTAAAGTCGGAAGCTTTAGGGAAATCAAAATAGTTATATGACGCCAATAATTTTTGAATACTATTTGAACATTTATTATAATTATGTTTCTTGATGTGTGCATACATTTTCGCAGCGTTGGTTCCGTCAAGTTCACCAAGAGTGGCTTTTAAGTCGAGTTGATGATGCACTGTCGTCTTGTAGTTTTTGACAAATTCCTCCATCGATTTAATTTGAGATGAACTCATATCGCTGGTATCTTTCAGTGATTTTACATCCGCTCTGAATTGTGTATGATTACTTACTAAATACGCGTGAGTGGAAGATATTTGTGAGGTTTCTTTTGCGATTTCTTTCAAATAAGTTTCATAAAACAACCCTGCGTCGATAACTAATCCAACTGTCATCGATAATAAGAGTGTTTTCAATGTTTTAGCTAATGCTGTAGTAATTTCATCAAACATTTTTTGTTGGGGAAAGTGGAAGTAGTAGTTGTATTCAACAAGTTCTTCTTTAAGTTTTTCATCGTCAACGTCATTCGATTTGACTTTGTGAAATAAGTATATACCATAGGGTCTTGGTTTCCCATTAATATTAATTTTAACTACAGAGGTTTCATATAGAGGCCAAAAGAAGTTTCCGTATACATCTAAGAACCGCCCATACACATCCATATAAATGTACCGTGATGGATGGTTTCGAGTATACTCGGAGACACCGACAATAATGTAGTTTTCATCGGGTTTATCTGTTGTATTTTGTATATCAACGGTTTTAGTTAGTATATCGATGTCAAATAATTGTGATTTTATTTTTTCCACTTGCGATGGTGATATTTCGAATTGTTCGCCGTATATTTTTTTTAGTTTCGATATATACGGATTCATTATCTCTTCTGTGTAAACATAGATTTCTCCTTGAGATTTGAAGCCACCGGCATTATAAAAATCACTTTTATACTGAAAACTGTAATATCTTCGTTGATTGGGTTTCATTGATTCGTGTTTTTCTATTTCGTCCTTGTAACGTGCGTTGACTTCATAGTCAACCCAGTAGTCGAATTGTTGTCTGTAATCTTTGAAGTCACCGTGAATGGTAAGGAAGATGGGCAAGGTTTGAGTGTATGACCCATCTTCGGTGGTTAAATGGTAGACTCCAACAAAATAACTATCGACGAGTGGTTGTAAAACGACTTCATCAAGAATTTCAACATTGAATTGCGTGTGTATCCTTTTCAAGGTTTCCATAGTTTGTTTGCAAGAGTTTCCAAGGGAGGTAGAGCAATGATTGATTGTATGAATTACATCTATATTGAATAAGGCGTGGTGTAAAGAAACAATCTGTTCATTTGTGATATATTGGTCGGTGAAGAAACTGGTGGTCGATACAAACTCCTCCCTTTTCTTGTATTTTTTGGTCTGAACTGTATTGGGTTTTTCAACGCTGAGTTTTCGGTCCTTTCCTCCGTTCATAGCTTCTAATAAAATATACAGATATATATTTATTTTATTAGCAGATTCCAAACATTTCCCCCGAAACTTATAATGTGCGATAGTGTTTCCGTTTTTGGGTTCGTTTCTTTCGGTGTTTCTTAGATTTTCTTCCACCCGATTTATATCGATCTTTTTCCTTTATCCTATCATTCGCACCATATTCAATAGTAGCAACGGTTCCTTTTACAGTGGTGGATATAGCGAGGGATGACCCAACTGTTGTGAGCACATTCGGTATCACGACTGCTGACCCTAATGCCATCGGTATGGCAGCGAAAATAAGAGCCACCACCAATCCCATTACACACGTCCTTAATGGTGCCCACACATATATTTCATACAATATATTTCTAAATTCGGTGTTGTAGATAACATTGTACATAGTTTCTGTTCCATAGCTAAATTCATATGCTATTTTATCATTCAAAAAGTCTAAATCTGTTTCCCCTTGGTCTTTAAATAATTTAGAAATAATGTCTTGAGATACTTGGATGGTTTCGAATGTTGGAAAATAGTCGGCGTATCCGTCTGAAAAGAATCCATTGCTTTTTAAATAAACGGCTCTGCGTATACCTCCATAAGGTAAAGTGAAACCGACCAACAAACAATTTTGGAATTGTTCATTTGGTTTGTATGAGTACCAACTTGAACACGCCTTTGCGATTTTTTCATAGGAAAAGTAATTGAATCTTTGATGTGATCTATACACATATGCTCCGGATTCGTCTTTAGAGTCATCGTAGTTCAATTCATATAGAAGTTTGTAATCCAGAAAGCACGTAGATATGGTTTCCTTTTGTTCTTTCGAAATATGAATCCTGTTGAATTTATAAATGTATTGTTGTTGGTGGTCATAAATACCGACAGCTTGCAACATTTGAAAATTAGAAATGGTTTCACCGGTTTGAATGTTTCCTACAATTCCTTCCGATTGTTGTTCGATGTTTCGGTTGCCGTAGTCTTGTGGTAGTGAGAACAAGTAAACTGTTTTGTTTATTACGGTTGACAACACGGATTTGAATAATGGAATATATTGAACACCTTGGATATCATAGAAATACCCGGTATCGTCATCGTTTAGAAAAACCGGGATTACTAAATTATCTTGTATACATTCACCGACCATTATCGTAAGTCGAAGTGAATGTAGGTTGGGGTTCTCCAACGTGTACGGTCTATACTTACCAAGCAAATTTTGTATATGACTAACGGGGTCTATGGTTTTATCAGTATACATAGAAAATTTATTGTCTTGAATGTCCAAGTTCAAATCGGCAATGAGTGATAAATTCATCTTATTATGGTGTAATGAAAGTGAATGCTTGTGTATGAGTCCCAGTTGTGTGCTTGAGTAATCCTTACTTACGTCAAAATCAGGTATTTTGATTGCGTCTACTTCGCCACCCCTTTGAAACCGTCTTTTTTTGGATTTACAATACACCCTCTTTGTTTTCTTCATATGTATCTTCTATAATAGTATGATAAAAAATCCATATATAAAAAATTGATATCTTTTTTTCAGAAGAGAGTATAAGCATAAATCCAATAAGAACTATTTTGAAATATGTCTCCTACAACTTATCACCGCGTTATCGATCCAACTGTGGTGTATTCTACCAGTGGGCCAATCCCCGAGTCCGAAGATGAAGAAGAACTCCCTTGCCTGGTCGATGACACCCCAGAAAATGGTCCAATCCCCGACCTTGACCTCGAGCACGAGCGGTGGATAGACTTCTGGAACCACACGCCTCCAAGCGAGTATACGGAGCGCATTCAAAGAGAGTTGAATGACCATCGTTTAACAGGTAGCAGGGAATACCAATCGACACCCGAGTATGCGAATTTGTTGTATCAGAGTGGTGTATGTTTATTGGTAGATAATGTGAGAACGCAAACCTATTGTTATCGTCAGGAGGGTGATTGTATTCATACCGAAGACGCGACCAATTATTTGCACGAGCTCAACCTGTGTTTATGTTGCCCAGACCACATTAACCAGCGTGATAGGGGAGTTTGTATGAGTGTAGATGTGTGTGAGTGCGAATGTAGTAGGTTATACGACGAGATTCTTGATTGTCAAGCTCGCGATAGACATATGTAGATTTATAGAATGTAGCTAAGAATAACGATTTCAATATCAAAAGGAAGATTTTTTCTTTCGAAAAACGGTAAAACCCAATTCTGTATATTGAGCAATGAATACAATTGTGGTTTGTTCATATACATTAGATGTTTTTTCAATATATTTTTGCACAAAGTGTATTGCTTGATTTTGTTCATTTTTATATTTCGAAGTATTTGTTTTTTCGTCATATTGTCGATATCCTCGATATCCATGGTTGAAATTATAAAAATGTGAAATTATATATATTTCAAAGAATATATAATTTTTTAGTCAGTCGCCGAAAAAGTGAGTCACCCAAACATTAGATATCGAGGGAGACAATATTCTTGTTTGACCCGTTGTTTTTGCGTTTTCCGTTAGATTTTCGAGGCATATTTGCGTTTTGCATATCTTTCAATGATGCGATGGAGATGACAGAATCATCTCCTTGTTCAATAATATTATTTTGTGGCGGTAATCCCTGCATAACATTTTGGGGAGGCGCGGATTTAGGTTTCAATCCGGCCAAAATGTTGTCGATGTCGGTATTCTGCGGACCTTTCATTTCAGGTCTTTTGTTAGGGTTTTCGAATTGGTTGGAAATATCGACCCCTTCTTCTTTGAACATAGCGCCTCTACTCATAGATATATCAGGTCGGTTTGAAGGCATCTCTGTGAAGTTCATCGATCCCATAGCTCCGGGGCGTTGTGGTGGTGGCATATTTTGAGTTTCTACGGGTGCTGGTGGCGGCCCCATATTTCTGGAAGGTCCTTGTGAATCGCGCATCATATTAGCCGCCATATTGAACCCAGGACTGTTCTCAGACATACTTGACACGGTTGCGTTAGTGAACATCTTCATCAGTTCAGGACTTTGTTTGATAACATCGTTAAATGCGGGTGTGGCTGAGGAAAGGGCCTTGTTGGTGAAGTTGACAACCGCCGCACTAAATCCAAGACGTAGTAGTAGCGATATTTCGGGACTCATTTTTCCTCCCTTATATTTTTCGTGTAGTTCAGAGAATATCTCTTCATAGGAGTCTAAATCCTCGCTGACTTGTTCTCCCCAGCCATCCAAATTAATGTCAAAGGGGTTGAAAGCGGAATTAGCATACTCGACGGAGTTGACAAATGTGGTAAACCACCACCCTTGAAGTTTAACACTATCCTTCTTGCGTTTATCTTCTAAAGCCCCTTCATATTCGTCTTCTATTTCTTCGTAATTGGATTCGAGAGTGAAATTGGAGTTGTTTTTGATGAAACCCTTTTCATACCATTCTTGTAATTTTTGGATCATCATTCTCTTTTTACGGCGTTTTTCTCGGTCAGTCATACTGGTATAGCTCGACGAAGATTTGGATTGTGATATTTCACCAATTTTAGTGAACCCGTCCCAGGTTTTAGTATTTCCCATACTACTACTTGTGGCTTGTCCTAAATTAGAATCTGTCTGATCTATAGGTTCCGATTTTACGGAAGGCTTCTCAGTATTCCCTCCTCCAAACCAACTCGAAGCAAAAGACCCCAATCCCCCGATAGATTTTGTGTCTGAACCAGCCCCAGAAGTTCCCGAGGAAAGGTTGTTCAGGTCATCCTCTAATTTATCAAGTTCTCCTAAATCAATGCTTGTAGGGCCAGACGACGCTTTTTGCTTTTCATTCATTAGAAGTTCGACCCCGGAACCGAAGTTAACCGATGGTAATTCAGATGGAGTGTTGGTTGTACCAATATCGATAGAAATAGGGTCTAAATCGTCTAATCCAATATCAATAATTTCCATCAGATTTCTTTATGATATTTATACACTATTTATTTTTAAGTTCTCCGCATAAAAAATTAATTTTCTCGAGTATAAATACCATATGCCTTGTAAAAAACAGTCTGCTAAATCATCCTTTTTCTTGCACCCATCCATAGTCCATCTTCGCAAAAAATCATTATTTCCCAAAATAATACCTGTGTAATAAACTCCATCTAATTTGTGTTGTTTATAGTCGTTGCCAGCCGTTTGATTTCCTAAAGGTTCCTCCAATTGTAATTTCTGGAATTGTTTCAGTTTATTGGCGGATGATACAAACTCGATTTTGGCCTGCGGTGTGGTAATGATGAAATATTGCGCCAGCATCCCTTGGACGGTTTTCATTCGATTCGCAATAGGAGATATTTGATTCTCTATGATAACCGTGTCAATATCCGCAATATTAGGGATTTGGTTGAGTAAGTCTTTCATAATGCGCCCGATGGAAATCAAATCCACGTCTCCAGCGGTTTTCCTCTTTTGTTTCTTTGTGACTTCCAGCGCGTGTTGTCCAAAATAGGATTCTAAACTCTCTAAAGCCTTTTTCTTGGTTTTCCATTCAACTGTTTGAATAGAGTATTGTTTGGCGAATTCGACAAGTTCGTCTAAAGATTTCTTTTTTAGGGATTTGGGAAGAAACGTATTCAGTGGAAGAATAAATTCGCTGGATTTCGCGTGGGTCAAACAATAATATTTGTCGTGTTTGAAATATTTGGCGTTTTTCCCGCAAATTTTTGGATTCGATGTTCGAGCCAAATTACACGAACACTTTTCCAGAGGGGCATCTTTCTCGGGCTCCAACATATTCATAATTTTCCAATCACCCACAGAAAAGGGTGTATTTGTTTCATCAATATCAAAAATACAATAAGCCATATTTTTGATACCTACATCGAAGCTAATAAGTTTTTTCATATATTGTATCTTCTAAAGTGTTTTTATATTGGTTAGTCTTTAATATCTATCGCATAAGCTTCAATAACTCAAATTGTGTCATCTCTGGTGCTACCATCTTAGCAGCGATTTGTTCTCTACTCAAATACAGATTTTTCAAGTCGCCATTTTCCAAGCTTTCAGTTGAGCTTTCCACGTAAGAATGTTGGAGTTTTGGGGTAGAAAAGTTGCTGATGAGGTCTTCGTGGCGTTTTACATAGCCTTGGTCGTTCATTGCGCTCGTTCGATTTTGTCTTATTATTTCCGGAGCGTTATTTGTTAAGTAACGTCTGTATTCCCAGTTAGAATGGATTCCGGTTTCTTTGAGTAGATAATTATTGAGAACGGCCTCTGGTTGATATGAAGCAGTAATCGTTCGTCCATCTTCCATTAATGGAGGGAACCCATCATATATGTTGTTGGAAGTGTATCCTAATTTTGTAGGTGTTGGAGTTTGAACTGTTTCGGTTTCTGTTAAATATGAAAACATTATATATTCAAATTATATAATTTTTTCAGTGTATGATTTTTTCGGTGTATCTATGTGAACTTATTCAACATCGATATCTGCTTGTTGTAACATTTTGATCAACTCATTCTTCTTGGATTTTTTTGCGTCTTCGATCAATCCTCGCGAAGTGACCATCGCTCTCAAAACCGAAATGTCGAGCTTCTTGTAATCCAATTTCATCATCATCTCGTCCTTTGGTTCAGCGTCTTCCTTTGGTTCAGCGTCTTCCTTTGGTTCAGCGTCTTCCTTTGGTTCAGCGTCTTCCTTTGGTTCAGCGTCTTCCTTTGGTTCGGCGTCTTCCTTTGGTTCAACATCTTCCTTTGGTTCAACCTCTCCCTTTCCCTTTGGTTCAACAACCTCATCATTACATTCTAACTCTATTTCTTCTAAATCACTTGAATCGTATGATTGAGTATCACTTGAATTTTCTGTCGTGACATCTTCTACAACAATTCTTTTGAATGTTGACTCGTTTGCGTTGTCTCTATTTATATCAACTCTTCCTCCTTGCCCAGGAAACCCGCGTGATGTAATTTCAACATCATTCATATCGCTATCGTCAACCTCGCTATCATTCATATCGCTATCGTCAACCTCGCTATCATTCATATCGCTATTATTCACATCACTATCATTCGCATCATCATCACTATCCGAATCAAGCCTATCATCATATTGACTGTGGACTACATTTTGAACTTCAGGGATAGACCTTATTGTAGGGTCTTGATTCCGAGACAATCCTATTATAGTTTGTTGTTTGATATTTTTCATTTCCTTTATAACGTTGTTTAAAATTTCAAACATAGTATCACATTTTTGTTCAAGGATGAAAAGACGGTCTTTGAAATGGTACACCAGCATAATTATCAGTATGAATGTGATAGCTAAACTAATAAAAAAGAAGGTTTCGATAAAATTGATAAATGCCATTTATATAATTCAATAAATTATATGGTATAATAAAACGAATGTTTGTTTTTATTTGTTTTGTTTGTCTAAATAATATTTTATCCAATCATAATATACATTTATAATAAGTATGGAAAACGAACCCACTGAGAATATTATAGAAACCCAACCGCAAATGGATGTTCCGCGTTCCTCATACACAACTTCGCATATCATAATGATTATTTTACTGGTTATTTTATTAACCTTTTCAGTTTTAGGAGTAAATATTGTTTTATTTTTCGGTATGATTATCCAGAAGTTCTTAAAAACAGTAAGTCCGCTATTTGAACGGGCTTTATCTGATTTAGGATATGCAACCGGATCCGCGATAAACAGTTCATCCAGTGTTGTGAGCGGTGCTTCTAAAAAAGGTATCGATATTTTACACGGTTCTCTATTGAATGCCGGAGATTTATTGATCGATGCGAGTGACCAAGGAAAGACATCCAGGAGTTTAGATGAATCCGTTAATTCGGCGCCTACTACGATGAAACCAAGAGAACCCGACGCAGATGATTCTACCAATCCCATCCAAAATCCCGTTTCTTCCGGCAAAAATAGTTGGTGCTTGGTAGG